CCTCGAATCCGACTCCTGGACCCAGGTCGGCGACCGCATCATCTGCGACCGCCTCGACCCTGCCCACACCGCAGCCCGCGGCGGCCCCAGCCCCCTCCTGCTCCACCCCACCCGCGACGCCATGACCGTCACCCACGCCAGCAGCAGCCCATGACCGAGTACGAGATCGCCTGCCTCGGCAAAACCCCGTTCCCCAGCCGGCGCACTGCCCGACGCAGAGCCCGACAGATACGCGGCGAAGGCGGACCCCACTTCCACACCTACCGGTGCGAATTCTGCGGCGACACGCACATCGGGCACACCGCAGGCCACGCCACCTACCTCCGCGCCGGACGCCACGGCCCCATACCCGTACAGGAGTACGCAGCATGACCACCGCCCCTGACGCTCCAGCCGACGAGACGTTCAACGTGTACCTCGCTGGCGAACAGATCAACGAAAGCCTCGGCCTCGGCTACGTCTACATCACCACCCCCCTCGGCAACGTACGCATGACCGCCGAAGAGGCCGACCGCCTTGGATCAGCCCTCCAATGCGCCGCCGCCACCGACCGCCGGATGAACCTCTCCGACACCGAGGCCGTCAACCCGTACCTCGATCCGTACCCGTGGTCAGCCGAGCCCGCCCTCACCGTCACCGTCTACGGGCTCCCAGCGGCCCAGGGCAGCAAGGCATACAAGGGCCACCGCACCGACAAAGCCACCGGGCGCCGGCTCCCCGTCCTCGTAGAGCAGTCCAAGCGTGTGAAGCCCTGGCGGGCCCGCGTTCAGGAAGCCGCCACTCAGACCCTCATCGTCAAGCACGTCCGGCGATACGGCGGATACCCCGCCGGGGGCGCAACGCCGCTCCGCGGCCCTGTCCGTATCGACGTCGCCTTCACGATGAAGAAACCCACCAGCGCACGGAAGACGATCCGCACCTACCCGGCCGTCAGCCCCGACCTGGACAAGGTCCTCCGCTCCACTTTTGACGCCCTCACCCAGGCCAAAGCGTGGGAAGACGACGGCCGCGTCATCGAGATCCACACAACCCAGTGCTACCCCGGCGAGCACCCCGACGCCCTCGACCAGCCCGGCGCCATCATCCGCCTCTACACCCTCACCGGAGACCCGTCATGACCATCCTCAACGCCGGAACCCGCCGTCACACAACATGGGCCGCAAGCGCCCCCGCCACACCGGACTGGAAGACCCGCAGCATCTGCCGCACCGGCGAGATGTCGGACGACTTCTTCAGCACGTCCACGGCCGCCACGAAGCGGGCGCGGGCCCTGTGCCTGGGGTGCCCCGTCATCGTCGAGTGCCTGAACAACCAGCGGCAGGTCGACGACACGATCTACCGGTGGGGTGTTGGTGGAGGTCTCGACCCGGATCAGCGGCGGGCTCTGGAGTTGGAGGAGCTGCTCGGTCACGTTCCGAATCTGGGGATGGCCCGGGTGTTGGTGTCGCCGCGGTGGTTGTACCAGCTGAAGTCGTTGCGGTCCCGGTGCCGGTCGCTGGAGGACCTGGTGGCGGCGCTCCGCGAGGACGGGCTGATCGTGGATGAGGTGACGGTTCGAGTCGCGGTGTGGTGGTCCGGTGGTGAGGGGGCACGCATGGCCCGCCTGGCCCCCGATGACCGACGGTCGTGGCGGCAGCAGCTGCGGGACGACTACACGGGGGTGGTTTTGGCCCTGCACGAGCTGGGTGCCCGGCGTGCCGACATCGCCGCGTACCTGGGGAACCCGGGCACGAACGCGGCGAAGGGTGTCTCCGAGATCGTCAACGCGGCCGCGAAGGCCGGGATGGAGTTGGCGGCATGAGCATTCCGACTGCTGTGCAGCGCGGTGACCTTGCGGAGTCGATGCTGCCTGTTGCCGCGCACATGGCGGCCCTGGTTCACGGCGACGGTGGGCCGGAGGATGTTCAGGAGACCTTGCAGCCCCTCACGGAGGAGCAGCGCAACGCCTTGATCGTGGTCCTGGCCGGCCTTGTCGACCCGGACCAGCCGATGGGGAAGCTCCTCGGCTGGCTGGACCGTAACGAGCATGGCGCCCTGACCGTCCCGAACTGGGGCGATCGCACTCCGCTCCGAGACCTTGCGCCCGAGCCCGAGGTGGGCGACGACTACATCGACCCGATTGCAGTCGACCAGTACATTCTGGGCGCCCGCATCGAGGTGACGGACAACGAGTTCCTTGCCGTTCTGGGTCGGGCTGCGGCGCTGGGCCTGTCGATGGGGGAACTCGACCGCCGGCGCGGGGTGTCGCGGGGCATGAACGGTGACCGGGTCAACCGGATGCGGAAGGCGTACCAGCGGGCCGGCCTCGCCGCCCCCGCAGTCCTGGCACCCCAAGCACAGAAGCAGCCCGAGTTCACCAACGCCGAAGTCATCGAGATCCGTGAGAAGTACGCCGCGGGCGGGATCACGGACCTGGAGCTGTCGATGCAGTACGGGCGGACCCGGAAGAGCATCTCGTGCCTGCTGTCCGGGACGAGCTACCGGGACGCGGGCGGCCCGATCCGCCCCGCACGGATACCCCGGCCGAAGGAAGAGTCGCGGGCCGGGTCCAACGGGCACACAGGGCCCGCCGATGTCGCACAAGCAAGCTGACGAGAGAAGGAACAGAACATGGCTGGCGAGACAGTGATCACCGTATGCGGCAATCTGGTCGACGATCCGGAGCTCCGGTTCACCCCTAGCGGCGCCGCGGTGGCGAAGTTCCGGGTGGCGTCCGTGCCGCGGGTGATGAACAAGGAGACGCAGCAGTGGGAGGACGCGAAGGACGGGTTGTTCCTGACGTGCTCGGTGTGGCGGCAGGCTGCTGAGAACGCTGCTGAGACGTTGTCGCGGGGTATGCGGGTCATTGTGCAGGGCCGGCTGAAGCAGCGGTCGTACGAGGACGGCCAGGGTGTGAAGCGGACCGTGTACGAGCTGGATGTCGACGACGTCGGGCCGAGCCTGAAGAACGCCACGGCGAAGGTGACGAAGACGGCGGGTGGGCAGCGTCCGGAGGTGCAGCAGGCGGCGCGTCAGCAGGGCGCAGCGTCGGCGGGGGATCCGTGGGCGCAGGGCACGCCGGGGACGCAGCCGTCGGGCGGCGGTGGTTGGGGGCAGCAGGCCGGCGGCCAGCAGGGCGGAGGGGATTCCGAGCCCCCGTTCTAGAGGACGCGTGAGCGGTTGAGGGTCCGGTCCTTCGGGGTCGGGCCCTTTGTCGTGCCCGAGTTCCGTCATTCGTATTGCACGTGCACTAGAAATGTGGGTACTCTGGCATAGCCGACAACGACCCGAACCCAGGGTCGGAGCGAACAAGGGAACTCACATGGCCACGAAGAACCCCACCAAGCGGTACCCCCTTCACCGTCTGGGTCGGACGTTTCCCGCACTACTTCAACCTTCGCGAGAAGGCGGACTCCTGCGCCCGCCTCTACGGCGTGAGCGTCACCGTGAACAAGGTCTCCGCAAAGTGAACTGCGACTGCGGAAGCTGCGGCAACACCTGCTGCCCCCACGACGCCAACTGCACTTCCCAGCAGGTCCAGCCGTCCGACCCCAGCGACGACTACGGGCTCTGACCACCTGACCGGTCTCCCCACCCCCTGGGAGACCACCCGGGCCGCACCCTCACCCCTCCCGAGGGTGCGGCCCCACCCCCTTCCTGAGACGAGACGGGAGAACCCCATGCCCGATACCGCCACCTGCCGGATCAAGGACTGCGGCCGGCCCCGCGCCCACTACCGCACCATCTGCCAGACCCACCGGCAGCGCATCCGGAAGTGGGGCGACCCGCACTTCACGCAGTGGGGGACCGCAGACATGCAGGACGTCGAACTCATCGCGAGGGACCGGCGGCCGGCCGAGGGGCTGACCCGGTTGGAGCGTGTCCTGGTCGCCCGCGGCCTCACCGCCCGACAGGTTCCCGCGCATGAGGTTGCCCGCATCGTCGGTGTTGAGCAGCGCACCGTCGAGCGGTGGCGGGCCAAGGACCGGCAGGAGGCCGCGGCGTGAGCGCCCCGACCCCGGAGCAGCGTGCCGAGATCCGAGCCCTGCTCGCCGAACGCCGCGCCCGCCTCTACGCCTGGGACCGGTTCACCGCCAGTGCCCGCCGTACCGCCCGGACCACCATTCGCAACTCCCGGAAGGAACCTCGATGACCACCCACACCACCCCCCGCGTTCAGGCCGGCGTCAACGCGGTCACCGTGATGCTCCTGAACAAGTACTCCCGCCGTTTCACTCACCGGGCGCCCGGTGACTCCCGGGACGTGTGGCAGCTCGTCGCGGACTTCCTCCAGGACCAGGGCCTTCTCCGCGACAAGGACGCAGACACCAAAGTCCAGCACTTCCAAGCGCAGGTCCGCATCGCTGACGCCCAGGCACGGGCGTCCCGTGCACATGCCGCACAGATGACCAGCCTGGCCCGTGCCGCCCTCAACACCCTGCCCGACGACGACCCGAAGAAGGCTCGGGCGAAGCAGCGGCTCGATGACGCCCGACGCGGCTTCCAGACCCAGCTGCAGCAGGCCGGCCGCACTAACACCAACTGAAAGGCGCTCCGATGAACACGCCCAACCCCCACTCCGATGACGCTACGCAGCCCTACCAGTCCCGCGCTCTCCCTCCCCGCAACACCCCTTGCGCCTGCGGCCATGCCGGGCTGGACCACCATCACGCCGGCACGAAGTGCTGGGCGAACCTGCCCCGCACGATCGGACCGAACGGAGTCTGGGGCCCGGTCCGGGTCTGCACCTGTGCAGGGTTCAAGGTCGCCCCGTGACCGCCGCCCGTGCCCGTCTCGCCGCCATGGTCACGTTCGCTGCGCAGGCTGACAGGGATGAGTTCGACTCCCGGGTCGAAAACGTCGTCGTTGCCGAGATCAGGAAACACGTCCTCGCCAACCGGCGGGACGCTGTGCAGGCGCAGATGCGGATCGCTCAGCTGGAGAAGGCGCTGTGTCAGTGCGAGCCCGAACGTGAGCACGCCGACTACAGCATGCCGGCCGAGTACGTGCACGCCGCGGACTGTGCAGTCACGGCCGCCTTGCAGGCGGCCACCCCGTGAGCACCCACATCCGTCACCAGGCCGCACCGAACCCGGACGGCTGCCGGTGGTGCGGCTTTGACCGCCCCCACGGCTGGCAGTACCTGCCGTCGGTCGGCCTCCACCAGTGGGGGCCGCCCACCAACGCCCAACGCCTCGCCCGCATGAAGGCCCGCCGCAACGCCCGGAAGGACACCCGATGACCGCTGCCCTGCACCCCGACGCCGCCCTCGCGAAACACCGGACGCTGAAGCACTGGAACGAAGCCGAGCACGGCCGGCCTGCACGAACCGAGTACCTGACCGGATGGGATGTGAGCAGGACTGGCAACGGGTCGCTGCTGCTGTCCGCCCGGGTGGTGGGGCCGGATCCGGGGGCAGCGTTGCGGGAGTTCGGTGCGTGGCAGCAGATGCGTCTGGCCCGCTGGGTTGACCCGGCCATGGGGGATCAGTCGCCGCTTCTCGACTTCTCCGTCCCGGGCCGTACGGCGTTCACGTGGCGGATGGACGGGGTGTGGGTGGAGGTGTGGCATCCGAACACGCCCGCACCGGTCCCGGGGCCGGTGCGGGCCGCACAGACCCCTTCCCGGCCCGTTCCCGCCCCGCCCGTACAGCGCCCCACCGTCAGCACGCCGTCCGGGCGGCTTCCCCTCAGCCGCCTCGCCCGCATCCGCCGCACCCTCACCACGAAGGAGAACTGACCATGACCGACGCCACTGCCGAGGCTGCTGACACCGACGTCGATGCGTCGCCCGGCACGCTTCGTACCGACCTGGCCCAACTGCACCTTCGTGCCAGCGTCTCACCGCTTCCCAAGCACCCGGCCGCAATGGGATGGCAGATGACCGCCGGAAGTCTGGCCGCACTCGCCAGCCGCCTCCTCGACGTCGTCCAGTCCACCGCACCGGACAAGGCCGCAGAGATCGCCGCGTGGTTCGCCGGACCGTTCGGTGACGGGCCGGACCTTGAGGAGCACCACGACTGGGTCACGGACCACGTCGCGGGCAGCTGGGACGTCACCGAGGCCTGGATTCAGGAAGCCAGGCAGCTCGCCGTACAGGCCCAGCAGGCCACAGCACACCATGAGACGAAGGAGAACTGACCCATGTCCGACATCCACACGCACTTCAGCTTCTCGTACGCCAACTACCTGGTGCTCCCTCGCACCCTGCTCCAGTCCATGCCCGCCGAGTGGCAGCACCAGTTCGTCGCCCTGCTTGAGCAGATGGACACCGCGTTCGTGCACCAGGAGCAGGCCGAGGCGTACGAGGTCATCCCCAGCACCGAGCACATCGTCGGCGAGATGACCGACCTGCAGCTGAAGATGGCCGGCATCAGCGCCGACCTGTACGGCGGGGAGAAGCCTTCGGTCGACCTGGTGGGCGAGGACCTCTTGGAGTGGCAGGAGAAGCACGAGACCGCCCGCCCGTCGTACTCCCGAAACGGTGAGGAGCTGGACGCCGGCGAGCGGGTGCTGATTCCTACGCTCGACCCGGTGCCGCACTACAACCGCGGCCGCACCCATGTGGAGCCGCGGCTGGGCGGCGATCAGTGACCGCCCCCGTGCAGGTGGGCCCGTCGCCGGTTGGTGGCGGGCCCACGGTTTTTCAGGACCGTGACGAGCTCCTGGCCGACGTCGGTGACCGTATCCGTGCCGAACGCCGCGCCCTTGGCTGGTCGCAGGAGCAGCTCGGGCAGCGCAGCAACATGTCGTGGCGGGCCATCAAGCGCCTGGAGCACGGCGAGACGAGCCTGCCACTGCTCGTCCTCGCTGACGTGTGCAACGGGCTGGGCGTGTCCATGAGCGGGCTGCTGTCCGAGCAGTGGGTGATGCCGGCCGTCCCGCCGAGACGGCGCGGCGTCCCGTCCGTGCTGTCGCCGCGGATGGCTGCTGTTCTCCGGGCAGCAGTGCCTGGGGTTCCGCTGACGCAGGTTGCGCTGCAGTTGGGGATGCCGAGGCCGGTCGTGTCGTCTCGGTTGTCGGAGGCGTACCGGGTGTTGGGGGTGTCGGATCTGCCGCGTGATGAGCGGAGGGCGGCGGCGATGCGGGTTGCTGAGGCGCGCGGGCTACTGGCTCCCGTCCGGGTGGTCGACGCAGCGTGACCGGTTGAGGTGTGCGGCGGCCCGGTTCTTGATCGAACTATCCCCGCCGCCCCGACCGGAGACCCCTACCCAGCAGTACACCCCACTTGTTCGTAACCCGCCGTCACATCCCCGCCCTTGGAGGGCTCATGTTCCGTAAGCAGTTCAGCACTGCCCTGATCGTCATGTGGTTTGCCGCCGGTGCCGTGTTCGGTGGCATCTGGTACCTGTCCACTGGTCACCTGCCGCCTCTGTGGGCGCGTATAGCCGCGCCCGTCGCCTTGTACCCCGTCCTGACACCGCTTGAGGCTGCTCTGGCTCGGCGCAGCAGCCGCCGCGGAGCAGTGTCGTGATGCCGCCCCGCCGCCGCGCGGACTGCCGGTTCTGCACACGGCGCCCCGCCGTCACCCAGGACGGCCGGCTCTGGCCCCACGGCCCGATACAGGCCCGGTGCCGTGGCTCCCGCCGGTGGCCCGCCACCCACGACCAACCCCGCCGCTACTGGCCGACCCGGCACCACGGACGCCACGTCGTCACCATCCCCGGACCCGACACCTGGAACCCCAAGGAGATCGCAGCATGACCGCACAGCAGACACCCCTGTGGGAGCGGCTCACCGAACTGAGCAGGCTCAACGACGGCTGGCTCGACGGCTACGGCAAGGCGCCCGCTGAAGAGGTCCTCCAGCTCGCCGGGAAGATCGCGACCGCGCTCCCGCACACGCTCGGCCAGATCCTCATCACGCCCACGGAAGCAGGGGGTGTCCAGCTCGAATGGTCTGACCAGCACGGTGGCCACGAGATTGAGGTGATGCCGGACCTGCACCTGTTCCTGCTCACCGTCGAGCCTGAGGGATCGAGCTGATGCCGCAGAAGTGGACGGGTCTGTGTGGCTACTGCGAGCGTGAGTACGTCCTGACCAAGGGCATGCGGCTCCGGAAGCATCAGGCCGATCCTCGCGAGTTCGGCAGAGAGAGCAGGTACCACGTCTGCCCGGGGTCCAACGGCATTCCGATAGCCCGTCGAGCGGTAGCACCCCAACGGAGGTGGACGTGGTGACGCCCCGGAACTCGGCGGCTGCGAAGGCTGCCGCTCTGCGCGCGGGCGCCGGCCGTGGGCCGCAGGCGAACGATGAGGCAGCCCAGTGGGAGCGGGGGGCGAAGGGTGAGGAAGCCACGGTGCGTCTCCTGCGTGCTCTGAATGGTCCGTGGTGGCGTCGGTGGCTTCTGCGGGCGCTGGGACGGCCGGGGTGGGTGGTTCGGCACGACCTCCGATTACGGGGCCGCCGCTTCAATGTCGATCACGTTGGCGTGTCGCCGTGCGGGACGGCGGTGGTGGTCCTGGACACGAAGGCCTGGCACCGCGGCCGTACCACCGCAGCACCGGGAGGTCGGGTGCACTGCGGCCTGGAGGACCGACACGACGAGGTGGAGAAGGTCGTGAAGTACGCGCGGCTCATCCAGACGGCGCTGAACATGCCGGGGGTGACGGTGCTGCCGCTGATGGTGGTGCACGGTTCCCCGGTGGCCGGCGGGTTCCTCCAGGCGCGGGTGACGGGGTGGGAGGGGCCGGTGTACGTGCTGGGCCCGGACCGGCTGCTCCCCACGTTGGCCGGCGCTCCGAAGGTGACGGATGCGCGGCGCGCGGCCGCGGTGGTGGCCCGGGTCGATTCGGTGCTTACGCCGTACACGGAGCCTGGCTGAGTCGTACGGTCGGCGCGGGTGCCGCCCAAGCAGAGCGGCCCACTGTCCCCAGGGGATGGTGGGCTGCTTCTCTGCGTTCAGAGCAGGGGGCGGCACGCTGGGGTGTCGGTGTCCGCAGTGGGTAGCGGGCGGTGCCCTTCATCCCAGTGGTTGGACCAGGAGCACAGCCCGCACGCGTACCGGCCGTCGAGCCCGAACACTTCGGCTTCGCAGCCGCGGCACCGTGTGCTGGTGATCTCGGGCGCGTACGTAGGGGCGGGGGCGGCGGAGGACCAGCCGCATTGGTTGGTGCAGGTCCAGGACCCGTCGGGGCCCTGTGCGGCTGCTGCGCCGCAGTTTCCGCATTGCATGGTGACCTCCCCTGCGGGGTGGCCTCGCCGACGGGGGTGGCGGCGAGGCCGGGTCCAGTGTGGCAGGGCTGGGTGGGGGTGGGCAGGGTTTCGGGCGTGCGGGTGAGGGGTCGGCGCGCCGTTCGCATCCGGTATTCGAACAGACGTAGCATTGGTGCGTGCCGAAAACCTTCCCCTTCCCCCAGGACCTCCGCGACGCCCAGCTCGCCCTCCACGAGGCGCGTGCCGTGTCCGAGGAGTACGCCCGCACCCTCCCGTGGTCGGCTGAGCCACTGCCTGGGTGGGAGTCGGACAAGCAGCTCCACACCACCTACGGCTCCTCCAAGCCGGACAGCCCCGGCTACACGGAGGAGCAGGCCGCCCGGGTCGCTGAGTACCGGGCCCGGGTGCTGGAGCTGTCCGCGACCGTGATGACACACCCGTACTGGGGCACCCTCACCGACGACGTGCTCGCGGCCCGCATGGCGCTCAAGCATGCCCACGAGCAGCCCGCCGAGGTTGGGGCGTAGCCGTGTCCGGCGACGTCTCCGACCTGGACAAAAACCGGGCGCTGGCGGCCTGGCTGGAGTATCAGCTGCGCCAGGTGAAGAACCGGGTCCGGGAGCTGGAAGCCGCGGCCGAGCAGGAGGCGCGGGTGCGGGCGAGGGGTTCGGCGTCGTGGGTGATCCAGCCTCAGCACGCTGACCGCCCTGCGGTGCTCCACCGCGGGGACTGCGCCCTCGCTACAGGGAAACAGGTCCCGATCGGCCGGGTGGAGGCGCGGGTCGCGCTGGGGGAGTCGTACATCGTGACGTGCGAGACCTGCCGGCCCGAGACAGGGCTGGCGGACGGGTAGGCCGTACGGACCGCATGGCGGGCGTCTCGGCTGGGATGCTTTCAGGATCGGGGGGTGGACTTCCCGGTCCTCTTGCGGGTGACCTCTCTTGACACTTCGATGTACGTACATCATAGTGGAGTCATCGCCAAGGGGAGGGGAACCCAATGAACACCACTACCGCCGCCGACACCGCCAAGGTCACCGTCGCCACCATCCGCGACTGGGCCCGCCGCGGCATCATCGCCGCAACCAAGGTCGCCGGCCGGTGGGTCATCGACACCACCTCCCTCACCCGCCGCATCGCCATCGGCGCCATGAAGCGCCCCGCCCGCAAGGTCGTTCTCTCCGTCGAGACGATGGTCGCGATCGGCGGTAGCCGCTGGCAGCGCAACGGCATGGACCGCGTCTACTTCAACAGCTGGGCCGAGCTCGCCGGCATTGAGACCACCCGCTACAACACCGGCAACATCTCCTCCGCCAGCTACCAGGGCGCCGGCGTCTCCAACAGCCAGGCCTACAAGCTCCTCGGCTCGATCGACAAGGTCTGGTTCGACGCCGCCGACGGCAAGCTCCACGCCCGCTACGGCTACGACGAGTCCCGCGTCGCCAGCCGCGAAGAGGTCTGGGACGCAGTCGCCACCGGCATCCGCGCCGCTATCGCCGCTCTCTGAATCGCCACCCGCAGACTTTGAAGGGAACCGCCATGACCTACAGGACCACCACCGAATACGGCACCTGGTGCAACCGGGTCAACGCCTACTCAAGCAGCCCCGACGCCGACGTCCTCGACTACATCAACGGCGGCGACAGCGACTGGCAGACCCGCCTTGCCGAGTCCGGGGCCCTCGAACTGATCCAGGACGAGTACCGGCAGGCCATCAACGACGCCCTGCCCAACAGTGTCAGCCTGTCCGGGGACCTGTTCATCGGCCCGGCCGACCGGGATGAGGGCGAGTTCGCCGACTACCCGACCGACGAGTACGGCAGCCTCGACTTCAAGGTCATCGTCGAGGACATCGACCTGGCGCCGATCGTCGAGCGCAACGAGCCGCTCACCCTGGAAGAGATCGGGCGGTGGGAGATGAAGTCGACGGCAAAGCACCCGGCAAAGGTGGCGTCCATGGCCATGTCCCGAGCAAAGCTGAAGCCTCACGTGTACCTGCCGCACCCGGACTCGAAGCGTCCGCAGGCCATCTATCTCAAGGGCGCTGTCCTGGAGGCGCTCGCCAAGCGCCCCGGTAAGGGAGCCCGTACCGACAGGGAGACGGCGTGACGGTCCGCCCTTCCAACCTCCCGCGGCTGCGCCGGCAGACACTGCGGAACCTGAAAGACCCGGCATCAGCGCTGCGTGCCAACACCGACGCCGACATGGTGCCGGGCCTGGATGCCCTTGCCTCGCACCTGGACGTCGCTGACATGTTCTGGATTCAGCAGGACATGGCCGCGCTCTCCATGCACGCCGGTGAGCAGCTGGCGGCCGCGCGGTGGGCGACCGCGGACCGGCCCGCACCATGCGGGCTGCTGTACTGGCAGGGCGGCATCGGGCACATGGACGCCCAGGGCGTACAGATCCCCGTTGAGGCGTGCGTGTGGGGCCCGTATGAGGGAGGGATGCTGCTGTGGCTGCTCATGTCCCGGGACCGGCTCGTCGCCGAGACCCGGAAGAAGGGCCACGCTTTCGACATCGTCGAGGAGAAGGTGCCCCCGCTGGTCCCTATCTACGGCGCCACGCTTCCCGTCACCACGGACCCGGCATCCATGGCTGACCTGGACCCCGGCCTGCCGCAGCCTGTTGTCGCAGCGCTGGCGTCCGCCTGGCTCCTGATGCAGCAGCCCCTCCTCATCGACCGCACCCGAGAGCGGGCAGACAAGCCCACGTCGCGCGCCTACGCACGAGACGGATTGCCCACACCCGACGTCACCGTCGTCGACCTGCGCCGCCAGTACACCCCGCAAGACCAGGACCCGGACGCCGACGGAAACGGCCGGCACTACCGGCACCGCTGGGTCGTCTCCGGGCACTGGCGCAACCAAGCCCACGGACCTGAGCAGTCGCTACGCAGGCAGACGTGGGTGCCCGCGCACATGAAGGGGCCTGACGGGGCGCCACTCTTGTCGACGGAGAAGGTGAATGTCTGGCGGCGGTGACCTTCACGCACAGCTGCGCCCCGCTTGGCCTGACGGCTGAGCGGGGCGCTTCCGTCGTTGTCGCCCGGTGGTGGCATCGGCTTCGAGGCGGGGCCACCACCGGGCAGGAACAGCGTGGCACGGGGCACTGACAGGCCGCGGTCAGTGTTCGGCGGCATGGGCGTGTAGCCGGGCCAGCCCTTTATCGGTGAGCCATACCGGTGTGCCGTTGAGGAGGCAGAGGTCGCACTTGGTGGGGCAGGCGTGCGCAGCGAACTCCAGATGCCCGTAGCTGACCTCGCGGGCGTACGCGGCGTCCACGACCGTCTGCGGATAGGTGGCGCAGAGGGTTCGCCAGGGCGTGGGCAGCTTGATCCGGGCCCACCCAGTGGAGGCTCCGAAGGCTCTCTGATGGTCGCGGATGGCTTCGAGGAGGGTGAGGGTGGTGATGTCACCCGCTGACGAATCGGCCATCAGATACCACTGTTACGGCGTTGGCGGCGCAGGCTACGGGCGACCTCGGCCCCGACTACGGCAGGATCGTCCCAGCCGTGAACGGTGACCGTAGTGGCGGCCTTGAGGGGTTCCGGGCATTCGTGCGGGTCCTCCACGGTCCACTGGCCCCACTGGCGGCATGCGTCGCAGCACCCCCAGCCTTCGACGACGATCTCGTGGTACCGGTACGGCGTTCCGTCAGGATGGGTGGGCCGCCCGTTCTGGCGGTCCGGCAAAGCAAGTCCGCAACCGTGTTCGCCGACGCTGACGAGCTTGGCGCAGCCGCCGCTGCCCTCCAGGCGCTGCTTGATGCGCTGCTCCGGGCTGACCCGTGTTGCGCCACCGGCGTCCTCTGCCTGGATCCGCAGGGAGCGAACTTGGAACACGCAGACCGCTGTCCCGGCGCAGGCGGTGAGGGATACGGCGAGGCTGATGATGCTGAGGGTCAGGGACATCAGGCGCCCGCCTTCAGGTCGGTGAGCTTGGCGTCGCCTTTGTCGGTGAGCCAGCTGGTGCGAAGACTGACGCCGCAGTCCAGGTGGCCGCGGTCGTCTTCGCGGATGTACGCCGCAGTGACGACTTTCTCCGGGTAGACCGCGCACAGCGTCCACCACGCCCCGGGGAGCTCCCACCGGCGCTTGCCGGGCGGGACTGGGCGTGTGCGGTGGTCGTCGATGGCCCGGAGGAGCGCCAGGGTGGTGATGTCGGAACGCTTCGGCTCTGGCGGCGGGGTGCGCAGAGGGGCGTGCCGCACCACCTTGGCGGCCTCGTTGGGGCGGTTCGGGTCGAGGTAGCGGTGCCCGTCGGTGTTGACGAGGAACTCGGTGTACTCGATCAGCTGCGTGCCGTCGGGTTCGGTGATGATGCTGGTCGGGTCCTGGACGGATACGCCCTTGGGTTCGATGCCGTGCTCGCGCAGCCACGCCTGAAGTTTGGCGTCTCGCGGGGTGCCGCAGATGTAGGGCCAGGTCTCCGGGGTGACGAGGAGGACCGGAGGGGCGGCGGGTTCCGGGGAAGGGAGCATGTTTTCCATGCTGTGCCCGTGCGCTCGGTTTGCTGCCCCCGCTCGGGTGCGGGCCGAGGTCGAGGGCAGGGCGGGTGCTGGGGTCAGTCCTGCCAGGTGCCGCGGAGTGCGGACAGGGTGAAGCCGGGGCCGAATGCGGCCGCGACGCCGAGTGCCCCGTCGGTGGGTGGGGTGGTGTGGGTGCGGGCGAGGATGTCGAGGACGCTGACCCCGCCGAGGTTGCCGTTCTCGTTGAGGGAGGCGTAGGAGTGGTGGGCGTCCACGTCGTCGAGTCCCAGGGCTTGGGCGACGTCGCGGATGATGCTGGGCCCGCCGGGGTGGATGACCGCGAAGTCGACCAGGTCGTTGCCGAGCCAGTCACGAAGGACGGGCATGGTCTGCGCGGCGGACGCGGGGGCTTGGCGGGTGGAGTCGAAGTGCATGCCGGACTCGTCGAGGCGGCCGGCGTACCGGTCGAGGCTGTCGGGGAGCCAGTACTCCAGGGTGTCGTCGATGCGGAGGCCGGGCTGGAGCTGCGCGCCGGTGACGATGGTCGCGGCCGCGGAGTCGGCGAACAGCGCCTTGTAGATCATGGAGGGGATCGACGTGTCGGCGTGGTTGTAGGACGTCGACAGGCACTCCGTCGCGACGACGAGCACGGTGTCCGCAGGCCGGGCGGTGACGTAGTCGTGCGCGCGGATGAGGGAGTGGACCCCGCCGGCACACGCCAGGGTGGTCATGGGGAGGCGCCGCGTCGTTGAGGGCAGGCCCAGGGCGGCGATGAGGTGCACGTCGAGGTTCGGGACGGAGTACCCGGTGGCGTGCGACGTGATGACCGCGCTGATGTCCGACGGCTGGAGGCCGGCCGCAGCGATGGCCCGCGTGGCGGCGTCGGTCGCCATGGTCAGGGCGTCGTCGAATGCGGCCTGGGTTCGTTCGTGCACGCCGGCGTCCCCGGCGACGGTGGGGGACTGCAGCGGGCGGGTGAAGTGCCGTGTGCTCACCCCGCAGTTGCCTATCGCCCGGAGGATGACGCTCAGCCTCGGGTGGTCGTGGTGCCGGGACTGGATGTCGTCGAGGATCTCGGCGGTCGTGACCTTGTGGGCGGGAAGGGTGACCTGGGGGGTGGTGACATGGGCGGGCACGGGTCCTCCACGGGCTCGGGGCAGTTCGCCCAACTTACGACTGGGTGGCTGGATCATTGCCCCTGGCTGGTTCTGGTGGTGCCGGTGTGACGGGTGAGGTTGCGGGCTATGCGGTGCCGGGCGGGGTGTGTGCGGGGGAGCGGAGCGGTGTTCGGGGCCCGGAACGTTTCTCCTTGTTGAACACGAGGATCATGAGGCGGGCCCCTTTGGCGGACTCGGGTGTGGCTGAGCACATGGTGACCCAGCCGGGGCCGTGCGTGGCGTGGTTGAGGGGCCGTTCGTCACCGTCGGGGTGGAGGGTGACGCCGGGTGCTTCGTACAGGGGGCCGGCGACCGGGTCGGCGAGGACGTCGGCTTCGAGCTGCTGGAGGGTGGGGTCACGCCGAGCGGCGAGCGCGCCACGGAGCTGGGGCAGAACGCGCGGCGCCCACTGATGTTCCCAGTCGGTGAGGACGGTGCGGGCTTCGTCGGAGAGGCACATCCAGCGCAGGGTGTTCTCCGGGATCTGGCCGGACGGGAACATCGACGCCCAGTTCTTGTTGTGCGCGATGACGTTCCACGCCGCGTCCCCCATGTACGCCATGTGCTGGATGCCGTCGAGGGCGGCCTGCCATGCCGCGGGGACTTGGTACCCGGTCTCGGGGTACAGGTGGCGGGGCGGTTCCTCCTCGCGTGCGTACCGGTACAGCAGCACCCATTCATCCTCGGTGAGCCGATACAGGCGGGCCACGGCGCGCAGCAGGTCGTCGGACGGGTTGTGGTTCCGCCCGTTCTCCAGCAGGTAGCACGTGTTGATGGGCTGGCCGATCAGTTCGTCGACCTGGTGCTGGGAAAGGCCTGGGGCTCGGCGTCCGGAGCCGGCGGGGCGGGACATCCCGACGGTCCTGGGGTCCGTGCGGTCGCGTCGGTCTCTCAGAAACTTCTTCAGCGACTTCTTGTGCATGTGTGGCAATCCCCCGTGGATGCGCCGTAGTTGGACTGCGGCAGTCTATTTAATGACGGTGGCTTTCGTAATAAAAACTGCAGGAAGATAAACGGCTGGTGGTCCGTCATGCTGTGCGTGACGCGGTCCTGGCCTTGCGGTTTCATTGCCAGTGATCACGTGGATACACCGCTCTACGGGAACCGCACTTCCCGGAACCACGGTTACGGGGAGAGCGTAGGATCGGCGGCCGAATTCCGGTGTGTGGTATCGGAATGCTTCGCAGCACGGCCCCGGTTTCTACGCTTCCCCCACCAATCCACCCCACTGCTCTGGGTAGGGGTTCACAGGCTGTCGGCGCTGCACTGGCCGTCGGCCTTCTCTGCTGTCCGGGGCTGCTCGGCCTGCAGCTCGGCCACCTGCCGCTCTGCTGCGATTGCCCGCTCGTGGGCCTGCCTGGTGACGTCTCGCATGTCACGCCGGCCGGTGTGCCCAACCCACAGCTCATCCCACGCCTGCTCAAGGTCCCGGATCCGCTGCCGGAGCCCGTCCGGGTCCCGCTCGGTACGAAGCTCGGCCAGTTCGGCCTCCATGCGCTTCATGTCGCTCGCGGTGTGCTTGGCCTGGTTCTCCTTGCCCTTCGCGTAACCGCGGTGGAACGCTGCCCGCCGGTCCTCCCGCGGGGCTTCCTGAATCGACGACAGCAACGACTCAGCAGCATCCCGGTGTGCGGCCGCCGCCTCGGGGTCGGTGAGTTCCAGTTCCTCAAGGCCTACGCCGTATGTGTAGCTGCGGCACAGCTTCTCGGCGAGCTCGGCCAGGCGCTGCTCCCGGGTGGGCTCGGCGTTGTCGGCTGGCGGCTGGTCGGTCACTTGATGGCCTCCGTGGTGGTGGGCTGCTGCGCCTGGTCGAGGGCGTCGCGGTACTCGCGGGCGACGAGGGCGGCGTCTGCGGGCGCCCAGCCACCTTCGTGCCAGGTCTGGTAGCGGTCGCAGAGGGCCCGCACGCGGTCGACGGCGTCCTCGGTGTCCTCCAGGCGGCGGACGAGGTCGCGGAGTTCTGTGGTGAACCGGTCGGCTTCCTCGGGGAGGAGGGCGCCGCGTCGGGCTCGGTCGATGAGGTGGTTGAGCCGGGCTTCGACCACGTCGGACGGCAGGCACTCGGTCATCGGGTCGGCTCCTTTCGGTGCGTGGTGGTGCAGTCGGGGCAGAGGTCGCGACCGGGCTGGCGGGTCCAGCCGTCGCGCCGGCCGTCGGCGCGGACCTGCGCGGCGGTGCGGGACACGAACCGGGGTCGGACGGCGGCCGAGTTGGGGCAGTCGTTCTGGCCGGTGGGTCCGTCGCAGGCGATCTCGTAGCCCAGATGGTGGGCGGTCATCGGGGCTGCTCCTCGGCGGCGGGGTTCAGGCGGCGATCGGCTTCCTCGATCAGGAGCCGAAGGCGGTCGGAGTGCGGGCCGCTGGTTGCGGCCAGCGCTGCGGCGTCTTCCGCGCTGATCTCGATGTGGACGCGTGCTTCGTCGCGCCGGCGGTTGGTGTAGACGATGTCCATCAGGCGGCTTCCCAGAGGGTGCGGGCGATGTGGTCTATGCCGTGCGAGTCACGCGGGCGGGAGGGGTGCGACCAGCCAGGGCGGGGCGGGCGTTGCGCAAGGACGCGCCAGCCAGCTGCGCGAAGGCTGGATCCGGCCTCGGTGGCCTGCGTGTACGTGATCAGCCGCGTGTAGCCGAGGGCTTTCGCGGCTCGCCATGCGGCGCCGTACAGGAGGCTGTTGGCGTTGCGGGTGCCGTCGGTGGCGGTGCGGGTGACTTCGAGGGTCTGGCCGTCGTCGAGGTGGCGGGCGACGGGTCGGCCGACGATGGCGATGCCGCGTAGGACTCCGTCGTCGTCGGCTGCTCCGATGGCGAAGATCATGCCGACGGGCGGCGGGTGGTGACGGTGCCACATGGCGCAGAAGGCACGAGCGTCACGGAATCGGACGGGGGTGAGGTGAAGGCTCATGCGTCCGGTCCTCCTTCGAGTGCGTCGTGGTCTTGCCGGTCGGTGCCCACGCCCCTGCTGTGTGGCCGCGGCTGCCCGTGTCCGGGCCGTGCACGGTCGCGGTGGCCCTCCCGGAGCAGCAGCACCGCACAGGCGGTGAGCGCGGCGAGGAGGGCCAGCGCGGGGGCGTGGTGGGCCAGGGTCACGGGGCGGGGTGGTACAGCTGGTGGAACATGTCGACGGAATGGGCGGCACCACTCATGCCGCCGTGCCACTCGAACGCCACCGTGTCGCCGCTGTACTTGTCGACCCACAGGCGGGTGACGGTGACGGTGCGGGCCCTGGTGCGGCACTCGTACCGGTCGCCCACGGCCAGTGGCGGCGCCTCGGTCTCGGTGTCCGGCTGGTCGAGGACGGCCCGGCAGTGGGCGTGCTCGGGGGTGCGCCCCCGAACCCGCGCCACGCAGCATTCGCCGCAGGCGCCGCCGGTCGCGACTCCGAGGATGTTGACCGGGTCCGCCGCCTCGGTCTCGGGCTGCTGCGCCTCGTCGTCGGCGTGGGGGGTGCGCACGTACCCGTGGTGGTGGGTTTCGCGGGGGTCACCGCAGTGTGCGCACAGGCCGATCGTGTCGGGCTGCTGCGCCTCGTCGGCCATGCGGCGGAGCAGCTCGATGGCCTCGGTGAAGGCGGCGGCTGCGGAGACGCGGGAGTCGACCGGGCCAGCGACGAGCGCGTTGGCGGCCTCCCGCAGCACGGCGGCCCGGTCGGTGCGCAGCCGTTCCACCTCGGCCCGCAGGCGGATGCAGGCCTGCTTGTACTCCTGCTTCCGCTGGTCGGCTTCGGCGAGCGTCCGTCGGTAGCCCGAAACCGCGTCACGCAGTTCCTGCTGCTCGGCGTCCGCGACGGCCATGTAAACGGCGAGGGTGTTGCGGTCGACCTCGCGACCAGCGGCGTGGGCAGCAGCCTCCCAACGGGCGCGGCGGTCGGCGGGCGTGGTCTCGGGGGTGCCGTACACGCGGTGCCGGGACGCGTACACCCCGGAGTGCTCCCCGCCCACCAGCAGCTCCAGGCGCGGCCCGTCCTGCCGCCAGCTGTAGTCCGGGCACGACGGCTCGTCCTCCTGCCAGCAGTCGATCGTGCCCTGCCTCGCCGCATCCACGGTCGCGAAGTGGGCCCAGACGGACTCGTCCTCATGCCACACGGTCCACACCTCGGACAGCGGGGCGGGTGCGGTCTCGGGCTGCTGGTCGGTGGTGCCGAGGACCAGCTCCGTGTGGGGCAGGACGGCCAGGACCGCATCGGCGAGGGGCTGCGCACGGTGCAGCCGGATCTCCTCGGCCGTCGCGGTGAGCGGCAGCCCGCCGGGGCTGTTGTGCTGAGGTCCGGCGTAGCGCGGCTTCAAGGCGTCGGCCAGCGCCTGGGCGATGCGGTCGTGCAGTTCGGTGGGTGTGGTGTCGGGCATGTGGGACTCCTCGGTACGGTGAGCGGGCGCCCCGGCCGGATAGTCCCCGGCCGGGGCGTACTGCGTGTCATGCGGCGTCGCCGAATAGGGCGGGTTGACCGTTGATCTCGGCGGACCAGGCGAGGGTGGCCGGCAGGTTGGTGTCGGGGCCGAAAGCTATGTATGTGCCGTCGGCAGTGAGGCAGCCGAACTCGTGGGCGAGGCGTAGGCGTCGGCGGGAGTTGACCCGTCCCATGTGGACGGTCTTGCCGCGGTTGATGGCTTCGGCTGCGAGTTGGCGTGCGGCTCGTCCGGTCTTCCATTCGGTGGATCCGGCCAGGAACAGAACGTCGAGGTCGTCCCAGGGAATGAGCCCGTGCTCGCACCCGTCTTGTGCAGCGAACGCGGCGGGGGCTCCCAGCTGGCGGATGCGGGGGAGCCAGGGCAGGGACTCGGCCAGGGTGCCGGCGGCGTCGAACGGAATGTCGGGGGCGACGGCCCACAGGCAGCGGTCGGCGCCGTAGCGGGTGACGGTGCGCTCCAGCCAGTCGAACCAGGCAGCGGCACCGGGCCAGCCCTTGCCGAACTTCCCGTTGTCGCAGGCGTACAGCGCTCCGTCGGGGATGCGGTTGCCCTGCGCCGGGGTCGTCATGCAGCCGAGGAGACCGGCTGTCATGGCGGTGCGGACGTCAGGCCCGGACGGTGTGGCGAGGTAGAGCACGACGCCACCTCCTGACGGTGACGACTGCGGCGACGGGCAGGAGGGTGGCCCAGGCGAGTTTCCCGATGAGCTGTCCGCCGACGGTGGCGGTGGTGATGGGGAACCCGGCGAGGAGCAGGAACAGCAGCGTGTCGACGACCGCCCCGACGGCGTTGGAGGCGATGACGGCACGGGCCCAACCGCGGGACCGGAGCGGGGTGTACACGCCCATGTCGGCCAGTTCCGCGGCAAGGAACGCGGCGGCGGATGCGACGGCCAGGGCGGGGCTGGTAGCCCACGTGAGGGCGGCGCCGGTGGTGATCCCAGCGAGAACCCAGCCGCGGCCGAGCGTGTCTTGCACGGTGTCACGAAGGAGGAGCGCGGCCCCGGCGGCGAACGTGCCAGCAGTGGTGAGCAGGCCGGCGCCGACGGGGACCATGCCATACCGGGCGGTCAGATAGTTCGCGGCGGTGATGGCGCCGACGTACCCGGTGAGGGCGGCGGGGCCAGCAAGGCGGCGCTCGGTCACTTCATGCTCCTGGTCTGTGCGTTGTGCGCGGCGGTGCGGGTCTGGTGGACGTTGTGGCGGCGGGTGCGGGATCCTCCGTGGCTGGTGCACAGCTGGCCGGGGGTACTGCCGCAGGACGGGCAGGCGACAGCCAGGGCGGGGAAGTGGGCGGGGTCGGTCAGGCATGTGGGTCTCCTGGGGAAGGGGCCTGTTCTCAGGGTGGCGCGGACTTGGGCCGGTGCTCCCCCTGCTCAACCTTCGAGTGCCACTCTACCCTGAAATGTAGTGCACGTGCCATATGGATGATGTCACGAGTGAGGCATGAACCAGCCCGGCACTTCAGCCGGCCCCGGACATGGCAACGCCCCCGGCAACAGCCAGGGGCGGAAGGGACAGCGGGAGGTCGGTCAGACGCGACGAGCCCGGTTCTCAGCAGCGCTGAGCTGGCTCGGTTCGGTACGGGGCGCGTTCTCGTACCAGCAGAACGGGCGGGTCGTGTCCGCGGCCGCGAACACCCGAGTCGCCGCGCCCACAACCGTGCCGGGCTCGACACGGGCCCCGTCGATCGAGGCGAGCATGCGGGCTCCGTGGTGCTCACACCCCGGAGCGGCGTTCGCGTGCCCGTCGAGGATCGTCACCGCGTCGTGCGGGCCGGCACACGGCGTCCGGTCGTCCTCATGGGCGGCAGAACAACGGTCGGTGTCAGGCACGGCGGCCTCCTCGTTCGCGGTTCTCTGGACTCTACGCGGTGGTGCCGGCGTCCTCGATGTCGTCGTTGATGAGATATCCCCTCATGGTCGACAGCAGGTCGGCCGCCTCCCGCAGGTGCCCGTGCGCTACCGCGGTCGCTTGCTGCGCGTTCAGCAGCGCACGCAACAGCGCGGATACCGGCTCGCCCGGGACGCCACCGCCCGCCATCTGGATCATCTGCGCGCCTTCTAGGTGCCGGAGGGCGCGGGATATCTGCTTCAGGGATTCAGGGAGCGGTTCAAGGACCGCGGCAAGGCCATCAACCTTGGAGAAGGCGTTGCCGTGGACGGTGCCGGTAAGCCCGCTCTCGCCGTGGGCGCCCTCGGTGTCGGGGGTTTGGTGGTCCGCGGCCTGGTCGTACGTACCGGGCTTCCAGTCCGCAGACAGCGTGATCGCCTTCTCCGACTCGTACCGCTCCGGTTCGTCGTCCGTGGATGGCCACCTGACCTCTTCGTGGTAGGCGTCGACGAGAACACCGTCGCGGGACCCGTCGAAATCGCCCGGATCTTCGGCAATGTCGAGGTAGATAGGGGTGTCGTCGGGGAGCCCGTCGAGGGCTTGGCGGAGCTGCCCGGCGGTCCATACCTGCGGGACGTGTTCAAACGTGTCGGCCATGCGCACAGAATGCCGGACCGGGCTGACGGTGCGTGGGCGAACACGGCTGCACCCCGGCCGCGGCAGCGCCTACGAGGCGGCGTACACCGCCAGGATCACCACCGCGAGCAGGATCAGCCACAGCGGCATCCCGGACTTCGTGAACCGGCCGCGGTTGTCACGAGCTTGCGGTCGTCGGCGCTTCGCCATGGTCCGTGTCCCCCTCGTAGGCCTGGTGTCGGTTTCGACGGTGGGGCCGACCCGGTGTTCAGGCAAGGGCGCGAACCGGCCGAGTGGAGGCGCGACTGCGCCCCGAACCAAAGCACAGGTCCGGGGCGCAGTCGCGCGGTCAGACTTCGGGGTCTGCCCGGAAATAGCCGGGGGCGAGCTGTCCGAGGCGGTCGTCTCCCCCTGCGGCCAGCACGAGGAACACATGCAGACCGAGGTCGAAGATGCCGTGCTTGTCGTAGCTGAACCAGGTGTCCACCACTCGGTAGCGGTCGCCGTTGCCCAGCAGAACTCCGGCCCCGATGGGCAGGCTCAGAACGCCGTGCTCCTCCTGGTACAGGACATCTGTCGAGTTCGCTTCGTGGAAGTACGTCGGCCACTGGTAGATGCCGGGGCTGTCCGCCATGTTTCCCTCCCCATGTTCGCGGAGCGCTTCAGGCGCCCCCGCTTCGATCATGCCCTGTGTTGGCCGGGACGGAGATGGGGACGATCTATCAGGCTTCGGCCGTCCTGCTGCCGGAAGCGAAGAAGGCACGGATGATCTCGCGTACCTCAAGGAACCGCTCCCAGGCGCCGATCGAGTGCCGGTACGCCCCCTGGGCCTCCTTGAGCGTCTTGGAGGCCTCGCGAAGCGTCTTCGTCACTTTGTCGCTACACAGGGCGAGACGGTCGAGGAGCGCGATACACGCAGCGAGGAGGGAGGGGTGGGGTTCATCGGTCATGGGATCGGCCTGTTCTCGGATGGAAGCACGTCTCGGCATTACACAGCACGATGCGCGAATCCCGAACTTGGGACCAAGACGCCGTGCTGCTCCCGGCTTGCTCCAGGCGGTCATCCAGCGGCGACACCGGCTACGCCGCTGCTCCCGCAGCTCCTTGGGCCTCCTCATGCTTCCTGCGGCACGACCAGTGCTCCGGCAGCCCTTCCGGCCCGGTCATGCTCGCCACCATCCCGCAGCCGAACCGGCAGGGCGGAATCGGTTGACCTGCCGCGTCAAGCGAGACCTCCGCGGGCTGAGGCTTCTGGGCAGCGCGGGTCTCAAGAACGACCATGAGGCTCCCACGGCGCTCCTTCGGTTCAGACCGCACGTCAGATTCCGGGCGGTCCTCGGTGCACCGGTCCCTCCGGTCGCCCTGCAGTACCGAAGGGGCGCGCACGGGAACATCGACGCCAGGGCCATTGGCCTCCAGGTACTTTTCCCAGTGCTCGGCGGATAGCCACCCATGCTGGCCGCTCCGCTGAAACGGAACGCGCTCGCCTGCCGCAGCCTCCACGATGAACTGGGTCAGTGTCAGGCCCTTCTGGTACCTCTCCTGTGCGAAGGAGCTCGCCAGGTGAAGGGGCACGAGGACGCGGTGCCATCCCCCGCAGTACCCAGTGGCGGTGGGATTCAGCGGGTCATAGGCAATCTCCGGGCACCGGTCGAGCGCACCGCTCTGATTGCAATGCCCCTCCTCCATGACGAAGTTGCCGTCCCGGATCTCGATGGGGTTCTTCTGCACGCGGATCACGGAGGCCGGCAGGTGCGGTGTGCGGACGTACGGAACCCTGCCGATGCCGGTGTGCTCGGGGTCGGTGAAATCCCACACGGACTGAATACCGCTGCTCTTCCGGAATCGTTCGCGGGTCCGCATGCCGCGAGCGGTCTGCGCACTCAGTTGCGGCTCGTAGCCCAGAACGATGCCGTTGTCGCCGATGATGCGAACGTCCAGACGTGCCCGCCCGTCTGCGGCCGTCGACTCGATATTGGCTCGGTAGCCGTGGTCTTCGGAGTCCTTCGCGACGCGTTCCTTGCGGGCGATGTGCTCGTCGGACTCGTGGCTGATGGGCTTCTCTCCGGGCTTGCGGTAATGAGAAGCAAACCATTGGCCGTCGCGCTCGACGAGGTACATGGGTACGCGGCGGTTGCGGATGTCCCGGCAGTCGGGGCAGATCAGCCCGCGCTCTTCGACGGGGACGCGCTTCCGCATGCGGAGGAGCTCGTCGAGGAGGCCTTCGCCGTGCGGTACGCCGAGGTCGGCCCGGTTCAGGTCGAGGTTGCGGCCGGCCGGTTCGTAGTAGACGGGGTTCCGGAAGAGGTCTTCGTCGCTGTCGATCTGAAAGTCGTCGTCCATTGGTGCTCCCCGCAGCCGCCACCAGTAGGACCAACCACGGTACGGGCAGGGTCTGACAATCAGGGCTGAGCGGCCAAGATCGGGCAATGGGCACGGTTTCCTGCGATGGCAGGCTCCTTCCTCAGAAAGACCCCACTGACGGCAACGTCGGATTCCGGCATCATCGACGGGGGCGACCAGAGGGGGATCCGTGAACTTCTCGTTCGAGTGCGGGTGGTGTGGGGCGGACTGCGTGGTGTGGGGGGAGCCCATCATCTCCTGGTGGTCGCAGAAGTACCGCGTGGATGACTTCGACTGCTGGGCGTGTGGTACGACCTGCACTCCCCACGACCCGCCCTGGACACCAGCCGACTGAACCCGGGCTTTCAGAGCGGGTCTGGCCCGCAGAGGGCGCAGTTCCTCTTCTTGGTGTTCTTCAACCGCAACTCCTCAGCGGTGTACAGCATGGGAAGGCGCGGCCAGTGGTAGTACGCGTGTTCCATGCCTAGGTCGCGGGCCGCTTGGATACTCGTCTCCATCGCGACCAGACTCTTCTCTACGTTGTTCAATGACTGGCAGTCCCACCGGTGCAGCCGGGTTGCGCTCGCGCCCATGGCGTACGTCTTGCCCTCGTCGAGCTGCTTCTGCCATCTAGCGATGTCGGCGCGGGACTGCTCACGCACGCTTCGGATCTGGTAGCAGTCCTGGCAGATCCCCTTCATGTACTGGCATGAACAGCCGCCGCAGTCCTTGCAGGGCACGCATGCATGGGTCCGCTGTTCCGGGAGGACTGGGCTCTCGTGAACGGTGACGATCTCGCCTCTTCCCGCATGGTCCCTTAGGGCTGCTGCTCCGACCGATTCCAGTTCGGCGATGTACGGGCGAAGGTCGTCGGCTGAATCGAGACCACACAGGACTGCAATCTCCGCCAGGCCGCTCTCGTCCTCGTCGAGGCTGGCCAGGAGGAGGACGTAGGCGAGACGGGCGGTGGGGCTGATCTTCCTGTTCATGACGGTCGCACGATCGGCGACGAAGACGGGCTGAACGCGAGAGCGGATCATCGGCATACATGTCTCCTGAGAGGGCCGGGCCGGCCCGTGAAGGCCGACCCGGCAAGGTTGTCAGAACGGGGCGGGCGCGCCCGCGTTCTCGAGGTCATGACGCTCGGCAGCGGCTGCTTCGCAGTCCCGGCATAGCGGGCCGGCGGTCACCACGATGGATGCCGAGCAACGGTCGTTCCCGCAGTCCTTCAGTAGGACGCGGGGCTGTACGGGCCGCTGAGGTGGCAACGCGGCACCGGACGAACCGGCGGCCACGGAAGCGGCGTTCGAGCCCCCGGCCGCCTTCTGCCCGCGCGCACGGGCACGCTCAGCCTTTTGGTCAGCGTCCCGGACCGCGCACAGCCGACATGGCACCTTCGTGTCGATGTCCTGCCCGTTCTCGCACCGCGGGTCCGGGCACGCGAACCGGTCACCACGGCGCAACGGCTGCACCAGGGCAATCGCAACACCGACCGGCTTCTCGAACCGGTGGCTCTCGGCCCAGATGTCCGCGAACCCGTGATTCGACCACCGGTACCAGATCCGCTCACCCATCTGCTCCACCGTGCGGCCCTCGTCCATGGCGGTGAGGATCGCCGACGACAAGGCCGGCAGGTCGGGCAGGCCGTTGTCGAGGAGCTCCGGCGGGAACAGAGCCCGCACCCGGCGGACGACGTCGAGCTGCTCCCTGGTGTGGGCCGCCTTCTTGCTGCTGCCCTTGTCGTTCCGAGCCGGCCTGCGGGTGTCGTCGTGCGGTGTGGGGGAGGGGGCTGTCTTGCCGGACGCGGCGCAGCCGCCTTCGGCCTCAGGCCCTACTACCTCAGCTTGGAGGGCTACGCCGTCCACGGGGCTACGCCCCGAAGGGGCATCACCGTCTTCTTCTTGAACTGGGTCTGGTTGAACTTGGTCTAGTTGTTGGGCAGTGGGCGATTTCCCACCCTGCGAGGTGGGTTTTTCCCCACTTCCGGAGGTGGGGTTTTTCCCACCTCCGGGCTGACCTGCGGAAACTTCTTGCGCCTTATCCTTGATCGGCTTCGACTTTTTGGCCTTCACATCCGGGTTGGCCTCGTAGAAGTCGGTCAGCGACAGCAGTCCCGTGTACCCCTCCGGCGGGTTGAAGCGGACCCAGTACCGGTAGCGGCGTCGCATCCCGCCGGCGTAGCGGAACTCCTGGAACCGAATGGCGCCGAGCGCGGCCAGCTCCTCTCGGTACTTCGCGACATCGCGGTAGTCCTTCAAGACCATCGCCTTCGCGACGGCCTTCTGTGATGGGAAGGCGATGCGCTTGCCGGGGGTGCGGTTGTTGATGTGCTCGGCCAGGAAGGCGTACATCCGGTAGGCCTGCGCGGTACACCCACACAGAAGCACCCAAACAGGGACCGGGGTGTAGAAGGTGGGCCACTCCTCGGGGACAACCTCGTCCGAGTCTTCATTGAAGGCAAACGCTTCGCCGCTCATGACATCACCCCCGTCGTACGGAGGATCACGGAGCGTGGACTTGTTGGCGTAACTCTCGGACCCGATACTGTGTACATCGAGATCTGCTCTCTGAAGGTGGGACTCGTTGATCCAGCGGGCTGCGATCCGCTGTGGTGCTTGGAAGGCCGGTAGGAGCTGCGAACTCGCCGGCCTTCTTGCATGTCCAGGACTACCGCGAACCGCGGCTATGTCAGGACGTAACCCGGTCACGATGCGCCGCCGGGCTTCGCCCGCGGCTTCTTGTCCGGCCCTCTCACGCCCGTCGGTGGCGGGTGCTTCCGGAAGTACTCCAGCAATATCCCCGTCTCCATCGTCCGCGCGTTCGCGATGTTGATGTACGGGAGACGGTCTCCAGGCCCGAAGGGCCAGTCGTCGCGAGTACGCGCCATGTAACGGATGGTGTCGCCTGTGGCGTGTGTGGCGATGCCGAGTTCAACCAGGAGGCGGGCCGCAGCCTCGAAGGTGACGTACGGCGGCAGGTTGTCGGGGATGCTCACCATGGGGGCTGCACCCCCTGAGGACCTTTTCGGAGTCCCGCAAAAGCGCATAGAGTCACTACGAACCCTTCTACCGGAGTGGTTCACGTGGCCGCTTGTCTTCGCAGGTCGGCGGCCATAAGGGCGGTCGGCCGGTGTGATGAACCGGTCGGCCGTCATTGAGCGTTCTAACGTGTGGCGGCTACTCCAGGGCACCCGTCCTTTCTGCGAGCTCCATCAGGTCGGCGGAAGCCTTCGACCCTGACACCAGGACCAGCTCCTTCACGGCCTGCCGGACTGCGGTGTGGTTCTGGACGGTCTCCGGCGAGATCTCCTCCGCGCGCAGCAGGCAGCCGACGGCGTCGGCCATGTGTCTCCGCTGCGCGTGAGCTCGCCCCAAGTCCATCAGCAGCCTCCCGCGACGCTCTGGTGACAGGGCCTCTGCGTTGATGGACTGCCCGATGTCGAGTGCCTCGCCGGCGTCCCCGAGGTCTACGGCCGTGGAGACAGCCTGCACGGCCACGTTGGTTGGACCGAACTCAAGGTTGTAGTCGTTGCGGTCCTCCCCGAGGCGGCCAGCCACCTGCCGGGCCTTCTCGATCTCCGCCTTTGCTTCCGTCCGCTGGCTGCACCGGGCGTGTACAAGCGCCTTCGCGAGGTGGAGCGACCCCAGCACCGATAGACCCTCTTGAGGAAGATCCGTCTGGCCGGACAGCGCGTCGATCGCCCCACGGACTGCATGCTCAGCTTCGGCTGAAGATCCGAGGCGAACGAACGCGTGGACCATGCGATAGATGCCGGCGAACACGAGGAATGCGTCACCGGACATTTCGGCGGCGGCCACCGCCCGGTCGGCTGAGACCCACGAAGCGCGTGAGTCTCCCTGTCGTGCGAAGGCGGCAGCCAGAGCCTGATAGGCGCGGGCCAGCAACGTGTACGCCTGAGGCTGGTCGTCGGCCGGTGACGTACGTACAGCCCGTTCCAGGGCCGGGATGAGGGCGGTGACCATGTCGCTGACCTCGGAGAATCGCGCCTGATGAGTCAGGCCCCAAATCTCGTCCACCTGGCCCGCCAGGTCGCCCAGATCGAGAACCTCGGTGTCGTCTCCGAGCAGCGCTGAGAGAGCCGGGTGGTCGGCGATTACTAGGCGGGCTCCATCCAGGTCGTTGGACGCTATGTGGACGTTCACCACGGGTGGTGCCGGGATTGGCGCACCTGGGTCCAGGGCCTGTGTCGGCACTCCCAGTGCGTCTGCGAGCTCCTGTAGGAGATCAAAGCGGCGAACCGGCTGGATACCTCGTTCAACCTGAGACATCCAACTTGGGGTGCGCCCGCTCAGCTGCGCGGCCAGTTGCTGCTGAGTCATGCCGTGCTCTTTGCGCAGCTCAGCTACCCGCTTACCGAATGCACGGTCTCTCGGGTCTACGTCCTTGCCTGTCGGCTTACTCATGTCCCCTCCCCGGCGGGCCTCTTGCCGATTGTCTCGTTGAGGAACTCGACTTCGGTGCTGGTCAGGTACTGCTCCCGTTCGCTCAGCATGCGTTTGGTGTGGGGCTGAGACTCGTGCGCCTGGAAGGCGTCGTAGTCGGCGTACAGCTCGTAGAAGACCCGCACGAGCGGCTCATCCACTGGGACATGCGCGACGTAGACGAGGGTTCCGGGCTCCTCGCGGATGCCCTCCAACGTGCGGGCCACGAGTGCGTCGAACTTCTCAGCTGCTTCGGCGTCGCGGGTGGTGAACCGCACGGCGAGTGCGTATCCGCTGCTCACGCTTCCTCCTATAGGGGTCATGGGCACAGTCTCACATTAAGCATTGTAGTGCTAGTGCGAGAGAAAAACTCTCTTCAGCGATTGACTCGCACTGTGAGTGTGCGTAGTGTCGTCCATGTCACCTCAACGGGGACAGCAAAAAGGGCCTGGCGTGCGACCGCCAGGCCCTGGATGCGAACCAAGCCCGACCTGCGTACACAGGAGGCCGATCCGCATGAATCAGGATCGCACACGCACTGCGAGTACCGCACTCGCCACCCCGCACGCCGACGAGCAGCTCCGCCGCACCGTCGCCGACCCCACCACCCGCCCCCGTCAGCTGATCGCCGCCGGCGTGAAGCGCGGCAACAGCCCCTTCACCATCCAGGCGGTGAACGCGTGATGGCTGACAACACGTCGATCGCGCAGCAGCTCCTCGCCGCACTCCACAACCTGGACATGGCCGACCTGGCCGCGAACCCCACCGGTCAGCCCGTAGCCCGGATCAGCATCCGCACCATGGGTGGCGAGTTCGTCGGTGAGCTTCAGCTCGGGCAGCGCGCCGCGGAGGAGACCACCAACGCCGCCTCCGCTGTTGCCGAGTACGCCCTCGCGATGCCCGCCGACTACCAGGCCGGCCGCACCGCCCCCACCGCCAACTCCGAGCTTCACCCGATGGCCGCCGCCGAACTCATCGACATGTTCGACTCCCTCGACCTCGTCACCCTCACCAAGACCGTCCTCAACGCGGCCGCCCCCACGGACCGGCTCGCAGCAACGAAGGCCATCGACGACGTGTTCGGCCACATTCCCCACCCGGGCGTCGAGGACGGGGACCTGTGATGACCGCCGAGGAGCAGCAGGCCAACGCGAACGCCCTGGCCGCACAGGAAGCTGCCCGCCAGCAGGCCGCAGCCGACCTCATCGCGGCGAACGCGGCCGCCGAAGACCTCGCGAAGCTCACCGGGGGTCAGCAGTGACTACCACCCGTGTCACCGAGTTCGACAACGTCCTCGACGACCTGGCCGGCCTGACCTGGCTCCCCGGCATCACCCAGATCCTCGACGGGATCCGCGAAGCCCAGACCGCGATCAGCCGCGGCGATCTCACCACCGACGCCACCCAAACCCTGATCGCCGGAATCGCCGGATCGGCTGGTGCCGACCTGGTTAGCGCCCTCGCCCACCTCACCGCCCACGCCACCAATCCGCACACCAACCCCGCCCTCCACCAGCTGCCGGCCACCCAGCAGAAGGAGACCCAGCACCACGGCGAAACCGCCCTCTTCCACCTCACCGACACCTGGCTCCACCAGCACGCATCCGAAGCCTCCGCCGCCATCAGCCAGTACTGACCCCGGAAGGAACTCCGCATGTTCGGCAAGCCCAACTCCCCGACCGCCGCCAGGAAGGCCGAAGCCAAACAGACCCGGCGCGACCACAACGCCCGCTTCAACAACGCCGACACCGACCCGACCAGCCCCGAGTACCTCGCCTCCCACGACCAGGTCATCGCCGCCGAGAAGGCAGCCCGCAACCACTGACCACCCCACCCGCGGGGGTCCCGGCCGAGCCGACAGACCGGACCCCCCCCACCCCGAAAGGACCCGCCATGGATGCCGCCCAGGCCGCCGCCAACCTCCGCGCCGAGCTCATCACCGCCGGAATCCTCCACGACCCCACCAGCATGACCGACACCGACATCCAGAACATCACCACCGCCGCCCAGCAGCTCAACGCCGCCTCCGGCGGCAACACCTGGGACCTCGTCCACGCCGTCATCAGCCACTAACCCCGGAAGGACCCGCCATGACTACGCAGACCGAATCGGCGCCGGAATTCGTCGAGCTCATCACGGCCGATGGTGCCCGCTACCGCAAGGGCGACCTTGCCCCCAGCGGTCTCGGTATCGACGAGTTCGTGACCGTTGAGTCCCTCAAGGAATCCGGCGACTGGGTTGAGATCGGCCTCTCTCACGGATACGTCCTCAGCGTCCCCGAGACCCGCATCGCCCAGATCCTCACCCGCACCGTCTGATCTGGCCCGCCCTGTCGCCCCCAACCCACCGGTTGGTGACGGCAGAGAGGCCCGGACCACCCGGAGCCAACCCGAAGGAGAACACCATGTTCGGCAAGAGCAAGCGCAAGGTCGCGACCACTCCCACCGCGCAGAACGACCAGTACCGCCTGAAGTCCACCGGCCGACGGGTCACCCTCCTGGAGCACCTCGGCGGCGGTGACGTCCGTATCGCCATGGACAGCGGCCGCATCACCCGGGACGACATCGTCAGCGCCCGCGACATCACCCCCGCCTGACCCGACAGCCCTACCGCCATCAGCCGACCGGCTGGTGGCGGTGGAGAGGCCCAGACCACCCCGGACCCAACAACCCCAAGGAGCCCCTCATGGCCGGCAGCCGCCACTTCTTCCGCAACCAGCCCGCCGAGCAGACCCGCGCCGAGATCAAGGACGACATCAAGAACAGCCGCACGGCCCAGCGCGACCTCCAGGCCACCGGGCAGCACCGCCTCGCCGAAACCATGCGGGAGGCCGCCGACGAGCACCTCGACGAGCTGAACAACCTGAACAACGGCACCTGGACCCCCAACCACGCCTGACCCGCAACGCCTGGGGGCGGCCGCCGAGCCGACAGACGACCGCCCCCCACCACGCTCCCGCCAGACACTCCGGAAGGACCCGCAATGGCCGCCCAGACCACCCCCGACCAGCCCGTCACCACCGACGCCGAAGCCCGCATGCGGGTCTTCCAGATCATCGGCTCCGACCTCGACGCCCCCGCCGCCTACACCGGCAACTGGCACACCGCCCTCAAGACCACCGCCGCCCGCTGGGCCGGAGACAACCCCGAGGCAGACAGCATCCGCACCTGCTGGTTCTGCGACGTCGAGACCGCCGCCAGTACCGCCCGCTGCGAATTCTGCGGCCACCACGCGGAGGACGGCCCCACCCCGGCCCTCAACGCACAGCACGTCATCGTCACCGGCATCACCGGCTCTGGAAAGGGCCGCGCCCTCCAGATCATCGCCACCGCCGCCTGATGCACAGCCACCTCGCCCGCTACGGCTTCGCCACCCTCACCCTCCTCTCCATCTACGCCGACATGACCGGCCCCGCACTCCTCTGCGCCATCGCCACCGCCTACGCCTGGAAAGGACACCGAACCCGATGAAGACCCCCCTGGCCGGCCGGATCCGGAACCTGTCGCCGCTCCTCTACCCGGCAGCCTTCCTGTCCATCGCCTCCCTCGCCTGGACAACGTGGTCCCTCGTCGACCTCCTCGGCACCGGCCGGATCGGTGTCACCGTCGCCGTCGGCGCCGACGTCATCTGGGGATCCGTCATCCTCGCCGAAGCCCGCGGCCTCCGAATCCCCGTCTTCAAGACAGCCCGCAACCTCGTCCCCGCATTCGGCTGGGCCACCCTCCTCGTCGTCGCCGTCTTCCTCGCCTGGCACGGCATCGCCAAGGACTCCCTCGCCATGGCCGCTGCCGGCCCGTTCCTCCCCTTCGGCGCGAAGACCGTCTGGGCCCTCGCCCTCGCCGACATGCGAGACCCCTCCGCCCTCACCGACCAGGAGAAGACCACCCTCGCCGCCATGGAGCGCGGCATGCTCTTCGAGGAGCAGGAGCACCGCATCGAGATGCGGCGCCGCGAGATGGGTGCCGAGCGGCAGATGAGCGAGGTGTCCGTCGACTTCGACATCGAGCTGATGCGGCAGGACAAGACCCGCGAACTGAAACGCCGTCGCCCGCTCGAACTGACCGTCGGTGATGCGGGCGACGATGCGCACCGCATCAGTGATGCGCAGCAGGCCCACCGCATCACTGATGCACCCGCCTCATACAGCGCATCGTCGGCGCAGCGCACCATGCTCGCCGCCGCAGCGGACCGTACTGCTGCGGTTGGTGAAGCCGCTGATGAGACCAGTGATGCGCCCCTGATGCGGACCACACCGGCCCGCACTGCGGCGCCCCACACCGACCCTGAGGCGCTTCAGCTCGACGGCATGTCCAAGGCCGCCGCAGTCCGAGTGGTGCGTGATGCGGACCCCGCCGCATCAGCGCCGCAGATCGTTCAGCGCCTCGCGCATCACGGCATTGATGCGGACGCCGCATACGTGCGCACCGTCCTGTCCCGCACCCGGCAGCAGCGCTCCAACGGCAACGGCGGCTACCTCTAAGCCGCCGCATCACCCGACCCCGCCCGCATTCGAAGGAGACCCGCATGACCACCACCCAGCTTCCGCCCAGTGCCCCGGCCTTCTCCGCGTTCACGAGCCCCGACATTCGGCCCAGCGGACCCGCCGGGCTCCCGGCCACCGACGAGCAGTACGAGGTCCTCGACATGGGTCAGATCCAGGAGGAGCTCGCCGCAGCCCTCCGCCACATCGAGGAACTGCCCCGCCGCTACCCCTACGAGGCCTCCGGAGCCACTACGGAAGCCCTCTAGACCACCCACCCCAAGCCTCATTTGAAAGGAAGTGCAGGAGGTGAGCGCAGACACGATCTTCTCGCTCGATCCCAGTTCGACGACACCCGAGCCCGACACGTTGAGTGATGGCGACGGCGGCGGGGCGGGGCGGGGCGGAAGCCAGAATGGCTCCCAAGGCCCCCTGGTGGTCGTCCAGCAGCCCCGCGGCGCTTCCCCGCCCCGCCCCGCCCCACGCCAATCTCGGGGCAATGCGGATAACTCGCTACGTAACGGATACGCCGCAATCTCACACAGCGTCAGCGGCGAAACTGCGGCGATTGGAGCCGGATTCCTCCTCGGCGGCCCGGTTGGCGCTGTCATTGGCGGCCTTGTTGCACCCGCCGCCGCCGCTGCTGTGATGTGGCGCAGCAGGCGCCGCGAGCACGACGAGAACACCAACCAGAATGGTGCCGGCGCTGGAAACCCGGGCCGCGGCTCCTCTGGAAACGGGCACGGAACCGGCGGCCGGAACGGCGCCAGGGCGGACAGGAACAACAGCCCCGGCGGCGGTCGGCACCGCACGCCGAACACCAACGGAAGCGGAAACAGTAACGGGCGTGGGGGCGCCGACGGGGTCAGCAACCACCGGAAGCCGAAGACGAAAGACCCCGTCGCCGACAAGCTCGGGAAGCTCGGCAAAGACCTCGCCAGCAAGTTGAAGAACAAGCGAGACAAGGACGGCGCCAGCAAGAACGAGAAGACCACGAAGGGCGGCAGCGCGAAGGGCCTGAGAGGCGGCCTGAGGGACGGCCTGAAGCTGAAGGACCGAGGCAAGCAGCCAGGAAGCAACCGCGTCTGGCGCGACCGCGGCGACAAGGGCAAGAAGAAGGGCAGCGACAACAACGTCTCAACGTCTTCGGCCCGAGACGGTCTCGACCCGAAGCGGCCGAAGGGCGGCGACGGCAAGGACAAGGGCCGGAAGAAGCGCGGGAAGGATGACGACGCCTCCGCAGCCACGGCCCGCGACGGCCTCGCCCCAAAGGATCCGAAGGGTCCGGAAAGTGGCGGCGGCGATCTCCCGCCGAAGCCCGAATACGAGCCGGACGAGTACATCGAAGCCGAGCTCGTTGACGACCTGCCTCCTAAGCCAGAAACCGGACCCGAGGACGTCATCGACGGTGAAGCCATCGACGAGGACCGAATCGCGGCCGTACGCGCAAAGCGCGAGAAGAAGCTTCGCCGCGAAGCGCTCGCCGCCGGCCGGAAAGCGGCTGGGAAGGCGGCACGCAACGGCGCAGCAGAAGATCCGCGCCGCGTGAAGGTCAGAGTGACCCGCCAGGCAAACCACGCGATCGACCTCGAAGTGCAACGCGAGGACCATCTGCTCGCCCTGACGAAGGCGGCAGAAACACCGAGGAGCACCCCCGTGAACTACCCCGCGATTCAGGCAGCACCCGTGGGCACCAGCACCGCCGGTGTCGCTATCGCCCGGCACATCAACGTACGAGGCACGACCGCGTACGCAATCCTGCGCGCGATGGCGGAACAGATCGCCCACGGCCTCCACAGCGACGACGACGCCGACATGGCGGACCACGTCGTCGAGCTGACCGGCATCCCGAACATGTGCAAGAACCTCAGCACCGCCGTACAGGAAGCCGCCCGCGCCCTCGCCCGCACCGCGCCCCTCCACCCCTCCGTCATCAAGCACCTCAACAACGCCGCCGTCGCCGCCCGCACCGCCGGAGTCATGGCCGAGAACATCATGGTTGTCTTCGTTCAGGCGCACCGCGAGGACATCATCCGGGTCCTCGACCCGCGCATCGGCGAGGAGCGGTGGAACATCCGCAACGCCCCCGGCACCCTCGACGCGGCGAAACTCCGTGCAGCGATCGCCTCAGCGAACACGGCGCGCCTTGCCCTCCCCGGCGGCTCCTCGTCGCAGTCCACAGGAGGGCAGGGCGGCAGCAAACTCGTGCCGGCCTCGGACGGCAGCACGAAGAAGCTGATCAACCTCATGAAGAACTTCAACAGCGGCCACATGGTGAACGTCCTGTCCGAAGTCGCCGGCAGCGCAGCCGGTGTCGACGCGGTCGCCGAATCGATCGGCAAGCTCTACCGGCGCATGCAGAAGACATGGCCGACCGAGAACGTCGTCGATGACACGGTCATCCGGACCGCTGGGCAGGTGCGCCGCGTCTCCACCGAGCTCCGAAAGGCGATCAAGGCGGCGCAGAAGGCGCACCAGCGCGAGCTGCGCCTGAATGCAACCGGCCGCGCCAGCAAGGGAGCACGCGCCGAACGCAAGTGGGACGTCGTCGGCCGACGCGGGTCGTCCGGTAACTAGGAAAGGGAGACAGGACATGTCCAGTGCAGAACTGCCGGTGACGCTCACCGACAAGCCGAAGCGGTGGGATTTCTCGCGAGACGCCGTCACCCCCGGACGTCTCGTTGCGTGGGGCGGCGAGCTTGCTGTCGCCTCTGCGCTTGTGGCCCCGCTCGCCGACATCCCGTGGACAGCAGGCGCCGGAGCCGGCGTCATCTGCACGGGCGCAGCCGTCATGTACGAGCACGCCCGCGGATCGTGGCGTCGAGTCACCGTCGCCCGCGCCGCCTCATGGTTGTCCATGACCGGATGGCTCTCGTACACGCTCGCCGAAGGACCCACCCTGCTGAAGATGGCCTTCGGCGGCGCCATCTGGGCAACCGGAGCGGCCGTCAATATCGGCATGGACCGGTGGGGCGAAGAAACGAAAGCAGCCGAGAAGGAGCTCGACCGCCAGCTGGAGAAGGGCGAGCAGATCAAGGGTGCGCAGGACTCCTGGGCGCGCCTCCTCGACGACGTCTGCGGCATCGAGGGCGCGGTCGCCGACCCCGTTGTCGACCGGTGGCGTTCCGGCGCTGGTGAAACCGTGAAGATCACACTCCCGGCTCAGATGAACGTTGATGCCCTCCGCGGCTACGAAGCCGCCCTCGCGGGCGCCCTGCACCTCCCCAAGGGTGGCGGCGTCTCCTTCAACGCTGGCGGCCCCACCGTCCCCCGCAACGTTGTCTTCATCGCCATCACCAGGAAAAACATGATGTCCGGGGCGATTCCGTACCCGCGTCTGACACCGACCACGATCAACAAGCCGGTCGGCTTCGGGATCGTCGGCAACGGCGACGAAGCCGGTCTCAACCTCAAGGACGAAGGATTCATCGCGATCGGAGCCCAGGGCTCCGGCAAGACCGCCCTGATGAAGACCCTCGGGCTCGGGCTCGTCCGGTGCGTCGATGCGATCGTCATCGACCTCGATACCTCCGCGAAGATGTCCGCGGTCTTCGTGAACCCCTACCTGCGGTACGGCATCGGACGCCCCCTCATCGACTGGCCCGCCACGACCGAAGACGAGTGCCGCCTCGTCATCCAGGCAGCGAAGGCAGCCATCTCCGCCCGCAAGACCGAGTACGCCGACCTCCTCGAAGACGAAGACGTCGACAACCTCCCCGCCCGACCCGACATCCCTGCCATTCACATCCGGGTCGACGAGACCAAGTCCATGCCCGACGACGTCCTCGACGGCATCGACTTCATCATCGAGGAAGGCCGCAGCGTCAACGTCCGCGTCAGCAACACCGGACTCCGCGCAACACGCGAATACATCACCGGCACGATGGACGAACTCACCCCCGGCCGCATTGGTCTACGCACAAACAACTCTTCCGAACTGCAGATGCTGTTCCCCGACGCCGGCGCACCCGACATGGCGATCTTCACCGACCCCGGCACCGTCGCCTACATGTCCACGACCAAGGGCCCGTTCCAGCCCACCCCGGCCAAGGCCTACGCCACCATGGCCGAAGCCTTCACGCAGGGCAGCGGCGACTACACACAGATGCAGAACCTATTCATGGACGCCGCCCGCGAACTCTCCCCGATCCGCCCGGACATGGACGACATCACCGCCCGCGCCATGGGACTCGCCTGGACCCAGCGCTGGGCCCGCATCATCCCCAACCTTCGCGGCGACGCCTACGGCAACGTCACCGCCGAACGCATGCACGAGTCCGTCTGGGAGCTGTACACCTCCTGGGAAACCCCCGCGTCGCCCGCCCTTCTCCTCGGACACATGACCGACGACGACGGCGACCCGATCACAGCCCCCCTGTCCGGGAAAGGCGCCGACATCCCGCGCCTCACCGAAACCCTCATCGACGAAGACGAACTTGAGCGCGCCGCCCAGCAGGAAGCAGCGATCGAACTCGCGAAGTCCGCGCCCCGCCCGAAGTCCAACGACGACCTCGCCGTCGAGCTCTTCACTGCCCAGGGCGGCCCCGCGAAACCGTCTGAGATCTACCCCCTGATGGTCCGCGCCGGCTACGACAAGTCCGACCGAACCTTCCGAGACCTGTGCGCCAAACTTGGCCTGCAAGACAGGCTAGTTAGGGGTGATGATGGAACCTACGCGGCCCCTGAAAGCGGTGAGGTTCCCAATGCAGCCGGACGAGTTCCCGGAGCTGAAGATGACCCCGATGGACACAGTGATGCTCCACATGGCTGAGCTGATCGAAGGCCTGAAGAAGGCCGGACTCAGCGAGAACTCAGCGGTGCGCTTCGCAGCCATCTACTTCAACGAGCAGTCCCGCAACGAGCCGGACGACGACTGACGCAACACACGACCAGGAAAGCCCCCGGGTCGTACCCGGGGGCTTTCTGCGTCCACACCCACCTCACCGCCGCCACACGAAGGAGTGCCAGCCCGTGAACCGCCTGCCCGACCCGCTGCAGCCCACCACCCAGGCCGGGCAGCCCACCGACACCGCCCGCGACCTCATCAACGCCGTCGAGGAAGCCCTCGCCGCCCGGCAGATCACCGCCTACCGCGACCCCACCCCGCTTCCCATCACCGGCACCACCCCGCCCGTCGCCCAGCCCGGCCGGCCGCCGATGTCTCAGAAGGCCACCGACATGAGCGGCCTCATGCTCGCCAGCGGCGCAACCACCGTCATGGTCGGCGGAACCGCCTCGCTCGTCATGCTCGCCAGTGGGTACGCCGACCCTGTCGTCTGCGCCATTGTCGTCGGCGCCCCCGCCGTTCTCGTACTTGCCCTCTCCCGCCTTGTCGGCAAGGCCAAGGCTGTCGTCGCAGCAGCACCCGCCACCAACCACCACCACTACAACGGGAACGTCACCGTCGACCAGCGCAGCCTCAACACGACGACCCGCGGCGTCATCGCGAACACCCGGAATGAACTTCCCAAGTGAACGAGCCCCTGCCCCGCACCACTGTGGTGGCCGCCCGCCTTTCCGGCGGGCGGCACCTCATCGCCAGCCTCGACCCGGACACCCCCGAACAGAACAGCCCCCTACGACGCCACCTACGCGCCGAGACCGCACAAACGCCTAAAACCCACAGCACGACGCAACAGGCAACCCTTACCGCCGCACCAGCCGAGCCGAAAGCGTAGAAGGCATGCAGACCACACACCTCGACGGGGCCGGTCCCGTCTCCGCTGTCATTCGCTCGATCGGCGTCCGCCACGAAGGCGCCCACGACTTGGTCACCGACGGCTTGTACGTTGACCTACGGCGTGCGCTCCGCAACCCCGCCGACGACCCCACCATGCGGTTCCGCACCGGCCTGGACGCCGACGTATACGCCCACGTCCTCGCGACACCCGGGGCACAGGAGCTGATCGCCCGAACAGCAGTCCAGCTACGCGCTCTGGCCGACGAAGTCCCGACTGGACACCTGGTCCGCATGACCGTTGCATGCCAAGGCGGCCGCCATCGCTCCGTGGCGGTCGCGGAAGCGGTCGCCCGCCGCGTCTGGGCGGCCTGGGGAGGCAAATACGGAGTCGAGGTCGAACACCACCACATCGACCACCCGGTCCTACCCGCCGCCACGACCGGCACCTGAACCGGGGGAGGAGCAGCCCGGACAAACCCCCGAACGTACGCCACGCTGTAACTACACAGCCCGGTCGGGGAGCCCCGGTGTCCCCGCGCCCACTCCCCGGCCAGGCCGTGCCACGCATAACCGCCCGCAACCCGGGCACCAGACGATCTGACCCGAGCTCCAGCAGGCACATTCGACCTGCTTGAGCACCTCGGAGCCCCCGCCAGCTGATGCTGGCGGGGGCTCCGGCGTATTCCGGCTAGTGCACGGGCTTCCACACCGCGCACCGCTCCGACGTGAACTGACCATCCGACGCCGCGATCGTCACCGTGATCGACTGCGCCGACGTCGCCAGATTGTTCGCGATGATGTCACCGCCCTTCGACGTCCGCTCCCAGTAGCAGTCCTGCATGCGCCCCTTAGCCCGATACGTGCCCGGCGGAATCGTCTCCACGCCCTCCTCAGCCTCGGCCGCAGTCGGCGCCTTCGACGACACCACGTACGTGCCATCCCCGAACCACCGGTCATAGCGGCCCGACACCGCCTGCTTCAACACCGGCTCCCACTTCGGGCACAGCTTCGGAATGCCGGCTTGCAGCACCGCCTTCCCGTCGTCGTCCATGTTCCCGGACTCGGCCAGCCACTGCGGCCGCGACGCCCCATCCACCGCGCTCACCGGCAGGGACTCACAGATGTCCGCCACAAAGTCTGACGCTGCCGGATACAGGTCATCGACAACCCAGCCCTTCTCATCAGCCAGCTTGTCCAGGTCCCCCTCAGGCGTATCCGGATATGCAGGCTCGGCCGGCACAGCCTCCTCCTCCGGCACCGGCGCATCCAACCCGCTCGCCGACGGACTTGAGGACGCCGAACCCCCAGCACCCCCGTCTCCACCACACCCCGACAACACGGCCACCGCGGCGAACCCCGCCACAACAACCCCCACCCCACGCATACGTCTCATGCCGCGCAGGATCCCACCAGAACCAGGCAGGGGGAAGGAAACCCCGCACATCGGGGATCATCGGTAATAGGCGCGGGGCCTGACAACGACCAGCGGGAGCCCCGACCGCCATGCCAGCCTCCAAAGCCAAGCAAGCACTCACCTCGGAACGGCGCACCAAGCTGTTCCAGCTCCGCCTCCAGGGCGTCAAGTACGACGACCCCCGCATCCTTGCCCTCGGCTACGCCACACCCAGTGCCGCCAGCAAGGACGTCATCCGCGGCCTCCAGTCCCGCCGCGACGACGAAGCCGCCGAGATCAGTGTCTACCGGCAGCAGGAGAACGAACGCCTCGACTCCCTCCTCGAAGCCGTCTGGAACAAGGCCACCAGCCCCAGCCCCGTCTTCGACCGGGAGGGCATGGAGGTGGCGCGGGAGATCGACCTCAAGGCCGTCGACACCGTCCTCAAGCTCATGGACCGCCGCGCCAAACTCAACGGTCTCGACATGCCGCAGCGCACCGAGCTGTCCGGCCCCGACGGCGGCGCGGTCCCGTTCGGCACCGGCTCTCTCGATGAACTGAACACTCTGATGGGATTCGCTGGCCAGAACACCCTCGCAAAGGGTGTCAAGCAGGAGGATGCCGGTGACAACGCCGACGGATGAACTCCTCCAGGACGCTTTGCTCCACGAGTACCGCGAGTTGCCTGTAATCGAACGGCGCCGCATCGCCCACGCAGCCAGCCCCGACGTCCGGATGCATCTCGCCTGGGTGGAGCGGCATATGGCCATGGACCGTTCCCCTGGCGCTCTTGCCGCAGTCCTCACAGCGGGACGTGAGAAGCAAGCCCGGCATCTCGACATGATCGACGACGTGTTCATGCGGATCGCCGCTGGCGAGCGAATGCAGGTAATGATCACGTGCCCTCCTCGGCACGGGAAGTCGCAGCGCGCCTCACGCTGGGGCCCTCTCTGGTACCTGCGCCGTCACCCCACTCATCGCGTCATGCTCGCCTCGTATGGTGCCGAACTGGCGGACGACCATGGCCGATGGGTACGCGACCAGCTCCGGGAGTACACCCACACGCTCGGAGTGCGCCTCGATGACGGCTCCCGCGCCGCCAACCGCTTCGACCTCGAGCAGCCCCGCGGGTCGTCTGTGCGCGGCGGCATGGTCACGGCCGGCGTCGGGGGTTCATTGAATGGTAAAGGATTTAATCTCGGCATCATCGACGACCCATTCAAGGGCAGCGAGGACGCCAACAGCCCAACCCAGCGCGAACGCAAGTGGGAGTGGTACCAGGCTGTCTTCTACACCCGTCGTGCCCCTGGTGCCTCAATCGTATTGATCAACACGCGCTGGCACGAAGACGACTTGTCCGGGCGCATCCTTGCCACCGAACCCGAAAACTGGACCCTCATCGATCTGCCCGCCACCGCACTATCCAACGATGACCCACTTGGCAGGAACATCGGGGACGCCTTGTGGCCCGAGCAATACGACGTCGAAGAGCTGGAACGGACCCGCAAAGCGGTCGGCGAGCGCGTCTGGTGGGCCCTCTATCAGCAGCAGCCCCGCCCACTGTCGGGTGGCGTGTGGAAGCAGTCGTGGATCGACGACCACCGCATCAGCACCGCAGTCCTGCGCAGCATCGACCTCGACCGGATCGTCATCGCGGTCGACCCCGCCGGCGGAAAGTCCAGCTCGAATGACGAGGTCGGCATCACTGCAGCCGGATCCGCCTACGTGGAATCCCTCGGCGCACACCACTCCCATCCGGAGATGCGCGACGAGTTCTACGTCCTCGATGACAAGTCCGCGTCCCTCGGTGCGGATGAGTGGGGCATCGTCGCCTGCCAGCTCGCCATCGACTGGCAGGCCGACGCCATCGTCGTCGAGTCGAACTACGGCGGCGACATGACCGCCCAGGTCATCACCCAGGCCTGGCAGGAACTCGCCCGCAAGGGCCTGACCGGGCGAATGCTCATGCCCCGCCTTATCCCCATCAACGCCAAACAGGGCAAGCGGCTGCGCGCCGAACCCATAGCCCAGCTGTACGGGCAAGGCCGCGTCCACCACGTCGGGCAGTTCACCAAGCTCGAAGGGCAGATGGTCACCTGGATGCCCGGCATGGACTCCCCGGACCGAATGGACTCCGCCGTCCACGCCCTTACTGAGCTCGCCGAGATCGACGGCCTGGAGACGGCGATGGGCACCTACGACCGCGACGATCCGCCAGGCCGCCGCTGACCGGGGGCAGCGATCCAGGCCCCGCGCCCTACCCTGATCACAAGGCGCGGGGCCTGATCACGTCCAGAAGGGGCGCCTGGTGGGCCTTGCCCGATTCATCGTCGACCGGTGGAGCGCACTGAACTACAAGCGCGCGTTCGCCGACCCGGCGTACAAGCAGCCCAACCGTGAGGTCTTCCCTCACGCCATGCGCACCTGGGTGCCGAAGGAAGACCACCGGCGCCTCGCCTCGTACACCCTGTTCGCCGCCTACGCGCACAACCAGGCGTGGGAGATTGCGTCGATTCAGGACCACACCGACGCCTCCGCCCGGCGGGAGTTCGGCGACCCGGCCATGCTCGTCGCCGCGATCACCTCCCACATGCTGGGTCGCGAGCAGACCATCACCGTCACCGGGGCTGAGAACGCCGAACCGTCCGACGGATCCACCCCGGACCCAGAAGCCGTGCACGCTGCCGCGGTACAGGAGCGCCTGCGCGCCTGGGCCAAGGCCGAACAGTTCGCCCTGCGCCTGCAGCAAGCCGAGCGTAAAGCGGTTCGCGAGGGCGACACTGTGTACCTGCTGGGCCTGGACGCAGCCAAGGGCCGGCCCCGCCTCTCCGTCATCGACGCCGGCTTCTACTTCCCCGACCTCCCCGACAACGCTGGCGACTCCGCGGACTACCCCGACCGGATCCACTTCGCGTGGGAAGTCGACGCCGACCCCACCGTGTCCGGGGCCAAGGCCAAGCTCCGCCGCCTCACCTTCGAGCTCGGCCCGATCGGCACCCGCACCACCCCGGACACCGACGGCCCCCGACCCGTACGCGTCCCCGCATACGACACCGACGGCGCAACCCCACTCATGACCGGCGGCGACGTCTACAACCCGGAGGCCGGCACGATCAGCCGCCTCTACCCGTGGAACGACACCCCGTCGACCATCACCTGCTACCTCACCGACGCCGAGTGGGACCTCGACGACATCAAGGCCGACCAGGACGTCCACACCCTCGACTACCGCTACGCCACTTTCCTGACCCGCGACGACGGTGAAGTCCTCGACCACCTGGACCTCCAGCTGGACTTCATCCCCGCAGTCCACGTCCCGAACTCGATTCCCGAGGACGGGCACTGGGGCGAGTCATCCCTGGCGCCGCTCCTCCAGCTGTTCGACGAGCTGCAGGGCACCGACACCGACTCCTCTCGCGCCTCCGCGACCACCGGGGCCCCGATCCTTGGGATCGTGAACCCCGAGGCGAAGGGTGGCCGCCGCGGGGAGACGAAGAAGATCCGTGTCCAGCCCGGGATGTGCGTCGAGCTGTCGCAGGGCGGCAACCTCATCACCGTCGACACGTCCCCGCAGCTCGCCGAGCTCCGCAATAAGACCGCCGAACTGCAGGACCGGTTGTCCCTCAACGCCCGGATGCCCGCCGTGGCCCTGGGTGCCATCGATCCGACGAAGGCGCCGTCCGGGTTCGCGATCGACCTTTCCTACGGGCCGATGGACCCGATGCTCGACTCCATGCACCTGCCGCGCGACGACAAGTACAGCCTGCTGTTCAAGATGGTCCAGCGCCTGTTCAAGGCCGGCCAGCACCCCGAGTGGACCGGCCCCGTCGTCGACACCCGCCTCGTGTGGGGCACCTACAAGCCCACCGACAAGGCCGCCGTCCTGGAGCAGGTCCGCAGCGCGGTCAAGGACGGGGTGATGTCCCTGGAGACCGGCATCCGCCTCCTGGACGAGGCCGGGTTCCCGATCAATGACGTCAGCGAAGAGATCGCGCGCATCCAGTCCCGCCAGTTCGAGCAGGCCCGTGCCCTCGCCGACGCCACCGGATCAACCGACGCTGTGGGTGACTTCCTCGGCATCGACATCAACCCCGACCCACCCCCTCCCGCGCCAGTACTGCCACCCACAGCGAACCCCGCTGACCAGTCAGAGCAGCCGACCCAGGGGAGCAGGGGGAACGAATGACCCGGACCATGCTTTCCTTGGATCAAGGCGCGGGGCCTGGAACAAGTTCGGGAGGACTTGCGCTTATGCGTCGCCCCACGCAGCACCACAACACCCCTGCCATCCACTCCGTGTGGGCGCACCCGTACACCGGCATCCCTGGTCTCGGCGTGTTCTACAACGACGGCGGAGACCCGCCCACCGGTGGTGCCCCGAACCCGCAGGACCCCCCGAAGCCCGGCCCGCCCGCCACACCACGCACCTTCACCCAGGACGAGCTCACCGCCCTGGCCGCGAAGGAGAAGGCCCAGGGAGAGCGTGCCGGCGCCAGGGCCGCGCTGGAGAAGTTCGCCACCGAACTCGGCTTCACGAACGTCGAAGACGCCAAGGCGTTCATCGAGGAAGGCCGCAAGGCCAAGGAAGCCCAGCTGAGCGAGCAGGAGAAGAAGGAACGCGAACTCGCCGACCGCGAGGCCAAGGCCGACGCCCGCGAGAAGGCCGCCGAAGCCCGCGAACGCACCGCGAACCGACGCGCCGTCCTCGTCGGTCTCGGAGCCACCGGTGACGACCTCGACGATGCCGCCGCCCTCCTGCGGGTCCCGGACGACGTCGACGACACGGACCTGCAGGAAGCGGCCGAGGCGCTGAAGAAGCGCCGCCCGGAGCTCTTCGGAGTGACCCGGCAGGCCGATCCGGCAGCAGTCCCCCCGGCCCCCACCGGGCTGCCCGCCGCGGGCGTACCCCGCCCCGGCGCCAACCAGCCCAAGCCCGGTGAGCGAGGCCTGGCCATGCTCAAGCGCCGAGGGAAGATTCCCGCCGACGCCAACTGACCGCACCACCCGCACAATCTCGGGACCACGCCCCTCTCCTCGTGGACGCGCCACCCAGTCGGCGCCGCCTGAAACGCACACACCCTGAGGAGAGGGCAGTGAACGACTTCCAGCCCATGCGCACGAGCGAGGAAGCCACCGCCGACCGGCCGTGGCTCGCCTCCCTCGTCGGCGTCCACGACGCCAACACCATCACCCTGGACCTGACGAAGTTCGTCGCCAGCGTCCACTACGAGGCCGGTACCGCCTTCCAGCCGCGGAACGTCATCAAGTCGGGCCTCCCGCTCGGCAAGGTCACCGCGACGGGCCTCTACGCTCCCTACGCGGGGCCGACGTCCGAGGTTCAAACCGTCACCGTCACCGGCACCCCGACCGGCGGCACCTACACGCTGACGTTCTCCGGACAGACCACTGCTGCGATCCCGTACAACGCGACCGCAGCGCAGGTGAAGACCGCACTGGAGAACCTGTCGAACATCGCGGCCGGAGAGATCACTGTCACCGGCGGCCCTCACCCGGGTTCCGCCATGGCCGTCACGTTCAGCGGCCAGTTCATGGGCGACGACGTCGCCGCCATGACCGCGTCCGGCGCCAGCCTCACCGGCGGATCCACTCCTGGCGTCACCATCGGCACCTCCATCGCCGGCGGCGCAGCCTCCGCCAGCGACGGCACCCAGATCTTCGCCGGGTTCCTCGCCACCGAGTCCCTGTTCGCGCCGGGATCCACCAAGACCAGCGGTGCGCTGCTGTGGTTCGGCGAGGTCTTCGCGGCCAAGTGCCCGATCCCCTTCGACCCGACCGACGTCGCCAGCGTCGCCCCCGGCGTCAACATCCACTACCGGTAAGCAAGGAGACCGACCATGAGCACCACTCTCGACCGTCTCCTGCGGAACGTCACGCCGGAAGACCTCAACGTCTACATCAACGGGCTCCCCGTCCCGAACACGTTCGCGCTCACACAGAGCGTGATCCCGGAGCGGAAGATCTTCGGGCCGAAGTTCCGCATCACGTCTCAGCAGCGCCGCGTCAACGCAGCGAAGTTCCGGGCGTACAACACCCCGCACGCCCTCGCCAAGCGGCAGGCCGAGCGAGTCGTCAACGAGGGAATGCTTCCCTCCGTCGGCCAGACCCTGGACATGGACGAACTGTCCCTGATCCTGTACCAGGCCAAGCGTGGCGCCGACGACCAGGAATTCATCCAGGCCCTGTACGACGACCTGGAACGGCACTTCACCTCCATCAAGATCGCCATGGAGATCGCAGCCGGAGAACTCCTCACCACCGGCGTCGTCGACCTCCCCGGCCTCGGCCTGGACGTCGACTGGAACGTCCCCGACGCCAACAAGCCCGTCGCGGCCACCCCGTGGGACCAGGACGGAGCCACCCCCCTCACCGACGAGATGGCGTGGATCCGCTACCTCAAGAGCGTCGGCGCCCCGAAGCCGGCCCGCGTCATCACCTCCGAGCGTGCCGTCTCCGTGCTGGCCTCCAACCTGGAGTACCGCACCGCGTTCTGGAACTCCTCCAGCCCCAGCACCACGCCTTCGACGACCCTGTCGCCGCCGGACGTCAACGCAGTCCGTGCCCGCTGGAACCTGCCCCCGGTCGAGATCTACGACGAGCAGGTCTGGTCCGACGACCAGTACGTCCGCACCACCCCCGAGTCGCTGTGGGCCATGGTCCCTCCGAACCCGGACCAGTGGGCGCAGACCCAGTACGGCATCACGGCCGAGCAGGACAATCTTGATGAGGGCGAGAACCCCGGCATCGAGGCCGCGCGGGAGCCGGGCATCTACGTCTCCTTCGAGAAGAACCAGAACCCGGTCTCCCTCTCCACCACGGCCAACGCGATCGCGATGCCGGTCCTGTACGTCAACAACTTCCACATCAGCGCCACGGTGCTGTCGGAGGACTGACTCATGGCCAAGCTCGCACGGGCTGTGTTCGTGAGGGACCCGGACAAGCACCAGGACATCCTCCTGCGCGCGGGGGAGACGCCAGCACCGCAGTACGCGGCCCTGGTGAAGAACCCGGCGTGCTGGGAGGGCGGCAAGCTGCCCGCGGCCGCCAAGAAGCACCTCGCCGGCAGCGACGAGGGTGACAGCCAGGGACTGGGCGACAGCGCAGCCGCCCAGGACGACGCCAGTGGCGGCGCCCAGGGCGGAGACGCTGACACCCAGTCCGACGAGAAGACGCCCACCGCGGGCGACGACTCCGACGACACCAAGCCGGCCGCCCGTAAGACGGCGGCCAAGAAGCCGGCCCGGGGCCGGACGGCCGCCGCTGAGGGCACCGGCGGCCAGTAAGCGGTGTGTGGGCCCGGCACCCCTGGTGGGGCGCCAGAGCCGGGCCCACACCTGCACCCTTCCTTCCCGCCCCACACCTGACCGGAGGACCTGGTGGACGCAGCCGTACAGGCCTGGCTGATCTCCCAGCTCGGCACCGACACCGACCTCACTGACCTCGAGCTGCGCTATACCAGGCTCCGCACAGCACGGGCCGTGGCCATAGAGGTCGTCCGCGAACGCCTCGCCGGACTGCTGGCCTCACCCGGCAGCGTCTCCGTGTCCGGCGTCGTCTCCGTGAACTTCTCCGCGAACATTGCCGCGTACGAACGGCAACTCACCATCCTTGAGTCCGGGGAGCCATCCGCACCGGACGATCCCACCGTTCCGGACGATGAGAGCAGCGACGGGCTTGGCCTGGTGTACCTAGTGGAACGGCCCCGCCGATGACCACCCCAACGAGGCGCCGCACCCTCCGAGCTCGTCTCCTCAACTTCATTCGGGATGCCACCGGCCGACTTACTGCCGCCTGGCGCATCCTGACCACCGCACAGAACTGGCTCCTGGACACGCTTGCCGCCATCCGGCCCGGCCGCAGCGCCTCGGCCTGCATCCGCGCCGCTCAAGCCGTGTTCCAACGCAGCCTTGCCGACTTCAACCGGGCCGTCGGAGCGTTCACCGAGCGCTGGGCCGCCACCGACCTCCCCCTCGCCTACCGCGAAGGCGCCTTCGGCATGCTCGACCGAGCCGACCGGCCCCGCCGCAGTTGGTCGTGGACTGCCCGCCACCAGGCATCCATCACCACCCTGTCGTCGCAGTACTACTCCGACCTCATGGGCCGCCTCCAGGAGGCTGTGCGCCGCGCCCAGGCATTCCTGCGCGCCGCCGTCGAGGCCGCCCGCCTGCGTGCCAGCCGGTTCGAGTACGGCTCGTTCAACCGCGAGGCCCTGCGCAACGAGCACCCCCTGGACACAGTCATCTACGCCAACAATGCTCGGCACCCCGTCGAAGCGTGGGCAGGGGCCGCCATCGCATGGCAGGCCGTGACTACCGCGAACGCCGGAGCCGTTGCTACCGCGTACGAACAGCTCGCCTGCACCCAGGTCAAGGTCCGTGACGGCGCCGACTGCGGCTGGATCAGCCACAAAGACCCTGACCGGGCCGACGGCACCATCCGCGACATCGACGACGCCCTCGCCCACCCCACAGCCCACGCCCACTGCATTCGGGAGTTCCTCCCGCACTTCGACCGCCCCGAGCCGCTGGGAGCCTTCGCATGACAAAGCAGAAGATTGGGTCACAGCTCGATCAGCTGGGCCTGACGGTCGACATGGAGAACGGCGACCGCGTTGCCGAAGCGGTCGTGACCGTTACTACGTACCAGGGCGAAGGCATGCTGATGCATCACACACCCATTCGCGTACCCACCCCAGAGCCCAGGCCGGTGCCCTACCCAGTGGAGCGGCGCGTCACCACGGTGGTCGATGCTGACCAGGTGCTCAGCGAAACCCAGCAGCAGCGCCTTCGCGTCTGGCTGGAGGCGAACGGCATCGACCCGAAGTTCGTGTCCACCGGAGGGTCGATCACCGTGCACTCGCGCGCAGTGGACGGCAGCGAGGGCGCCTACAGGATTCGGTACACGGAGTACTGCCGGGACGAGAAAGGGCACAAGTTCATGGACCCAGGCGCCGGCGAGGCGGCGACAGTCGAACGTTGTGTCCTGCAGAGCGTGCCTCTCGACGAGGATCCGGAGGTGCCACTGCAATGAACGTCCCGAGCATGGCCGACCAGCCCCACCAGGTCCGCCTCACGTCCAACGGCCTCACCGGCACGGTGGAGGTCGACGGCTCCGACATCAGCGCCCAGGTGCAGGGCTACAACCTCGAAGCCCGGGTCGGCGCCGCGCCGCTCCTCGTGCTGTACACCCGCCCAGGTGAAGGCGGTGTCACCTTCGAGGGCCTCGCCCACGTCGCCATCGGCGCCGAGCAGGACGCCGGGCCGTCCATCGCCGCGTTCCTCGGCAGCATCGACCCCAACACCCTCCAGCAGGCCGCCCTGAACCGGGACGACCTGGAGAACAGTAAAACCGGGGTCACCGCGGCGATCCTGGCGCAGCTCGCCGAGTGGGCGCAGGGGAGCAGCTGATGGCCGGCCTTGATGCAGCGCTCGCCGGCGTCACACGGTGGATCGGAACCAACCTTCTGATCGACACTGTGCGCATCGTGCTGCCGGGGGCCACCGAACCCGTCCTGAACACAGAGACGGGTCAGCTCGAGTACCCGCAGAGCGACGTGCTGTATGAGGGGCCGGGTGCAATCGTCCCCGGTTCCGCGACCATGGAACGCTCCGCTGTTCCTGACGCCACGCAGCCGTGGGCCCAGCAGACCCGATCCTCGTACGTTCTCCTCACGCCTCTTGAAGCGCCGATCCCGCCGGAGAACGCCATCGCTTCCGCAGTCCAGGTCCATGACCCGCAGCGCACATCCCTGCTGGGCCGGACGTGGATCTGTGCCGACCCGGGCCAGGCTGGCACCGTCGAAGTGGTGCGCCGCACCGCCCTGGGCCAGAACCGGGCCCCGCAGTCGGGAGGGACCCCATGACACCGGACGAGCTCGCCGACCGGCTGGAGAACGCCGCTGATCAACTCGGCGACGCCATTGCCCGTCGGGTTGTGCACACCGCCGAACTCGGCCGGGGCATGATCAGGGCCAACGCCAGCGGCCGGCCGGGGCCGAACGTCATCACCGGGCGATACCGGTCGTCCTGGGAGATCACCGCCACCAGAATCCCGTACGGGGCGCAGTGCACCATCGGCACGAACGCACCGCAGGGCCGCCGCCTCGAGTTTGGGTTCTTCGACATGACCGACAGCATCGGCCGGCACTTCTACCAGCCACCATTCCCGCACGTCGGGCCTGCCGTCCCGCGCATGACTGCAACGCTGCGGGACCAGATGGCCGGTGCCGTGCAGGAGGTGCTGTCTTGATCGCACGCCTGCCCGTAACGATGGCTCTGTCCGCGCTCCTCGCCTCCGCGACGGGGTTTCCGGTCGGCCGCGGCCGCAAGCCGCTCGCCGACCCGCCGTACTACCTCCTGCACTCCGTCACCGCGGTGTACAGCGGCGCCCCGTTCAGCGACCTCCACGAGGACACGGCGCTCATCTACCAGGTGACCCCGGTGTCCGGCCCGGACCCGGACGTCCCTGACTCGCACGGAGTCGCCGACCAGGCCGAGCTGATGGCCGACCTCGCCCGCAAAGCCGTCCTCGGCCGCGACCCGGTGACCGGACTGTGGCTTCACGCCCTCGCCATCCCCGACGCGAACGTCATCGGACGCAGCCCAGACGCCGAACCGGGGGGATCATCCGACCCCACCGATGCCATCATGAGTTACGTGCAGAGGTTCAGGCTCGACCTGACCGCAACCTGACCCCGGTCAGGCCTTCACCGCACCGCGGCGGGACCCCACGCGGACGCCACCACGCAGGTGGCCGCACCCACACACCACGTGTAAGGGGCCGGGTCCGCACCGCCGGATCGCCCCGGGACAAGGGGCCCATCCCATGCCGGTCAAGAAGTACATGCGCCGCGGCACCTCGAAGTTCCACTTCCTCGAGACGATCGCCGCCGAAACCATGCTCCCCACCCGTACCGAGATCACCGCCGGTACCGAGTTCTCCGAGAAGATCGCCGCGATGGACGGCTGGACGGTCACGAACAACGAGATCGAAACGCCCGACATGGCGGACACCTACGACTCGACGATCCCCGGATCCGACAAGGCCGAGACGTCCACGTTCACGTTCTACGAGGACGAGGTCGACGCCGACGTCGAGGAGATGCTCGCCAAGGGCACCGTCGGATACGTCGTCATCTTCCGTAAGGGCGACGTCCCCGCGAACCAGTCCATGGACATCTTCCCGATCCGAGTCGCCTCCCAGTCCCCGCAGTACACCGCGGACAACGAGGCCGCGAAGTTCGTCGTGACGTGCTCCATCACCTCCCGGCCGGTCCAGGGCGCCGCAGTACCCGCAACGACCCCGTGACCTGACCCCTCTCAGCTCCCGGCCGGGCCCGAGCAGTGTTCGGGAAGGGGCGCCGCACGGCGCCCGGCCGGGCCCCCTTCCCCTGACGGAGGACCCACCTCATGACCACGGCAAAGAAGACCACCGCCCCCATTCCGCCGCCCGCCGCTGTAGCAACGGACGCCCACTGGGCAGCCACCCGCGAACGGCTCCGCAACCGGGCCCGGCCCATCGCCCGCCTCACGATCTGCGACGACCACACAGCCAAGCAGGCTCTTGCCGAGGCCCAGTTCGACGTACAGCGGGCCCAGGACTCCGCCGACAGGGCCCCGGACGACGAAGCCGCCCAGACCAATCTGCGCGACGCCACGACAGCCCTCGTCCGCGCGAAGGAAGCATTCGACAAGGCGTCAATCCCGTTGCGGTTCCAAGCCCTGGACCGACGCACCTACAAGGAGCTCCTCGCCGCGCACCCGCCCACCGAAGACCAGGCCGAGGACGGCTACTCCTTCAACCTCGACACCCTCGGCCCCGTCCTCATCGCCGCGTCGTCCCTGGACGGGATGACAGAAGAAGACGCGGCCGACTTCCTCGACACCTGGGCACCGGCCGAAGCCGAGGCGCTCCTGAACACCGTATTCGGGGTGCAGCAGGAAGACCGCATGGACCTGGGAAAAGGCTGATCACGGATGACGTCCTGCGCGCAGAACTCCAGCTCTGCCACCACCACGGCATCCCCCACAGTCAGCTCAAAGGCGCCGGGAACGGAACCTGGACGCCGAAGGACCGGATCAAGGCCCTCACCTACCAGGCATACGAGCAAACGGTGTGCCCCCAGTGCGGGACCCGCGAGTCCGAATGGGACCCCGAGTACGGCGGAGACCCCTACGCCTACGTCGCCAGCGCCCGTAAGTGCTTCGGGTGCGAGGAGATCCAGCGAGAGCAGCAACGGATCCCTGACGGGGTCGCTGGTGCCGGAATGAAAGTGGTGCTCCTGCCGGCCTCCGTGGCCGCGGCGATCGAAGTGCAGCAAAACCTGACCTGACCCCGGGCGCCTGGCCCGGGTGGTGATTGAGCGACGAGGAGGGGTGCGAGCCAGTGGCCCAGTGGAACCTGAGCGTTGATCTGCGCGGTAGCGGCAACAACCTCGCCCGCACCCTGCAGACCAATGCCCGTCACGCCCGCACCCTCGCCGACGCAGCCCGCGACGCCCAGGGCGAAATCCGTGGCCTCGGCGCAGCATCCCGCACGGCGCAGGGCCACATCACAGGTGTGGGTCGCGCGTCCGACCAGGCCCGGACCCGCCTTCTGGGAATGGCCAGGCAGGCCCGGTCCGCAGCCGGAGAGTTCAGAGACCTGGCCCGCGCCGCCGAACTCGCTGAGCGGCGCCTGCGCGGCGCGATGCGCGACATCCGCATTACCGCACGCCTCGATGACGACACCGCCCCTGGCCGCGCCGCACTCCGTGCGTCCATCGACGACATCCAGCGCCTTAGCCCCGTCCGAATCCGGGTCCGATTCGACGGCGACTCCACACAGATCGCGGCAGCTGCGGCCGCCATGCGAGATCTCCACACTCACGCTGACCGAACCGACACCGCCCTGACCCGGCTCGCTACCCGCAGTACCGCTGCCACCCTTGCCCTGCGCGCCACGAATGACGCCGCGGGCAACCTTGCTCGTACCCTGCGCACGCTTCGCCGCCGCGCCACAGACGCGGCCGGCGCACTCGATGAGCTTTCCAGCCGCGCCCTGCTCGCGGTCGGCGGACTGCGCGCCCTGAACGCCACCGCCAGCACTACCGACAGCCATCTCACCTCCTTGTCCGACCGGACCCGCACCCTGCGCACCGACCTCGACGACCTCGACAGCTCCCTGCGTCAGGTCGGTAGCCGCATGGGCGACCTCCGCGGGTCTGCCACCACGCTCGGGTCGTCCACCAACTCTGCGGCCGAGGGCACCAACAACCTGATGCTTGGCGCCGTCGCCCTGGCGACTGCCCTGATCCCCGTCGCCGCATCCGTCGTACCCATCGCGGCCGGCCTGACCGCAGCTGGTGTCGCCATCGGCGCGTTCGGCGGGGCAGTCGCAGGGCAGATCGTCGCTCTGACGGAGTCGGCGGAGGCCGAGGAGAAGTACCAGAAGGCGGTCCGTGAGCACGGCACCGCATCTTCCGAGGCGGCCACGGCGGAGAAGGAATATCTGAGGACCGTTCACGAGATGCCCGCAGCCACCCGCGAGGCCGCCGCCGGGCTGTCCGTCCTGAAGGACGACTACAAGGACTGGTCGGACGCCCTCTCCGGCGACACGATGCCCGTCGTCACCAAGTCGATGAGCCTGTTCGGGTCGATCCTGCCCCGCCTGACACCTCTGGTGCGTGGCACATCGAAGGAGCTGGACCGGCTCCTGAACGTCGCCATGGGCGGCATGCGCACCCCCGGTTTCGACCGGTTCGTCACCGCGTTCACCCGTTTCGCGACCGACTCCCTGAACCGCGGCACCACCGGAATCATCAAGTTCACCCAGGCCCTGGACACCGGGAACATCGGCGACAATCTGCGAGAGTTCCTCGACTACGCCCGCACCAACGGGCCCCTCGTCGCGGACACCCTCGGCAACCTCGCCCAGGCCGCCATGCATCTCCTCGTCGCCGCATCCGACATGGGCGTCAGCGTTCTGACCGCTGTCAACGCCCTTGCGAAACTCGTCAACGCGGTCCCCGCTCCCGCCCTGTCCGCGTTCCTGCAGCTGTACGCGGTCCTCAAGCTCGTGTCCCTCGGCGTCGCCATGGTCGGCGCCGCCTCCGGAGGGGCGGCGGCCGCGAACCTGGCCGCGTTCGTCCGCTCCGCCCGCTTCGGCGGTGTCGGCCCCGCCATCACCGGCGTCGTGCAGCGCATGTCCGCCCTACAGAAAGCGGCTGTCGGACTCGGTGTCCTCGGCCTCGTCGCGATCGGCATCGACAAGCTCGCAGACAAGGCGCGCGGAGCCCCGCCGGACGTCGACCGGCTGACCACATCCCTGAAACAGCTCGCCGTCACCGGCCGGATGACCGGAGAGCTCAAGGACACCTTCGGCGGATTTGACGGCCTCATCGAGTCGATGAAGAAGTACCAGGCCGAGGTCGGGAAGGCAGAAAAGGCCTCCGAAGGGGCGTTCGGGTTCCGCATCCCCGGTGTCAGTGACCTGTCCGACTGGTTCGGCGACAAGGCCAACGACCTGTCCCAGGGGGAGGAATCCCTCAACGCACTGAAGGACGACTTCAAGGGTGTCGACGAGGCACTCGCCCAGATGGCGTCGTCCGGGAACACGAAGGAAGCCGCGACCGGCTTCGACCTCCTCAGCAAAGCGGGAAAGAAGGCCGGCTGGTCTACGAAGGAACTCAGCGACCTTTTCCCCGAGTACAAGAACGCCCTCGCCGACCTGAAAGCCGAGCAGCAACTGGCCGCCGCCGGCTTGGGCCTGTTCGGCGAGCAGGCTCAGGCGACCAAGGCGAAACTGGACGCACAGAAGCAGTCGACGGATGGGCTGCGGCAGTCGGTCGTCGCCCTGAACGACGTCAACCGTGCCGCCCTCGGCGGAATGATCGGGTTCGAGGCGGGCATCGACGCCGCGGAGAAGGCGGCGAAGAAGAACGCCGGGTCGCTGCGCATGGTCAACGGCGAGCTGGACCTGAACTCCCCGAAGGCCCAGGCTGCCGCTACCGCCCTCGCAGACCTCGGGTCGAAGACCGATGCGGCAACGACCGCAGCCCGCGAGTCCGGGAAGTCCTGGGAGTACGTCAACGGGATCTACACGCGCGGCGAAAAGGCCATCATCAAGAACGCCATGGCGATGGGCCTGAGCAAGGCCGAAGCCAAGGCATTCGCCGCGACGGTCCTAACGATCCCCGACAAGAAGTCCACCCTGCTGGAGATGCGCACCGAGGACGCCATCGTCGGCCTCGACGCCGTCATCGCGAAGATCAAAGCAACGCCTGGCGCCAAGTCCGTCACCGTGAAGGCCCTCACCACCGATGCTGTGCGCCTCCTGGAGAACCTCGGCTTCCGCGTCACACACATGAAGGACGGCCGGTTCAAGGTCACCGCCCTGACCGGCGAAGCCATCGCCGGACTGGCCGGCGTACAGCGGATGCGCAACGGCCTGAAAGACAAAACGATCCGCCTCACCACCATTCAGACGACGGTCAGGCGCACGATCGCGGAGAACAACACGATCGGCCGCCCTGGAGCCGGTGAGGGCGGACAGTCGAAGTACGCGGACGGTGGCATCGTCCACCGAGCCGCAGAGGGCCTGTTCGTCCCTGGGTACGCGCCCCGCCAGGACACGGTCCCCGCGATCCTGTCCCCGGGTGAAGGTGTCCTGGTGCCCGAGACGGTCCGCAAGCTCGGCGCGGCCACGGGCAAGGGCGGTCCAGGCGTCATCAAGGCCCTGAACATGTGGGGGCGCTACGGCAACAACATCATGGCGTTCTCCGGGGGCGGTACCGTCCCTCAGCGCTTCGCGTCCGGCGGCTTCACGTACGCGCCAACAGGATCCCGCCGCAGCACCTCCGATGTGCAGTCCGCGTACTCCAACGCCCACCAGCCCATCACGAAGGACGACTACCTCAAGAAGATCCGGGCGCAGCAGAACGCCGTCGACAACCTGCACACCGCAGAGGCGCGGCTGCGCCAGGTCCGTAAGAGCAAGCACTCCCACGCCCAGTTGGTTGCGGCCGAGAACCGGGTGTCGAAGGCCCGTCGTGCCGTCACCACCGCAACCGAAGCGGCCCGCAAGGCCGAGACTCGGTATAAGAAGACTTTCTCCCTGTCCGACTGGCAGAAGACGTTGAACACCGCGGTGAAGGCCAACACGTCGTGGGAGTCGAATCTCAACAAGATTGCGGCCCGTGGTGGGGGAGCCGTCATCGACCAGCTCCGCGACATGGGCGAAGAGGGCGCCGCCATCGTCGCCGCCTTGGCCAAGGCTTCGACGAAGCAGTTCAACAGCATCGTCGCGAATCTGAAGAAGCTCGGCCCGCTCGCAAAGGCGTCCCTGGCGGACTACACGAAACAGCTCGCCGTCACGAACAGGACCAACACCGTCTTCCAGGGGAACCTGGCGAAACTGGCCGGCCAGGGCTACGGCGACCTCGCCACGCAGCTGGCCGGGCAGGGCGACGAAGCCGCACAGAAGCTTGCTGCGGAAGCCGTGAAGTCGAAGACGAAGGCCTCGTCGGCGAACAAGGCGGCGAAGACGTCTGGTGCGCAGCTGTCCAGCGATGAGCTCGCCGAACTGATCCAGATCATCGCCGCGGTCAAGACATCCAAGACCGGCATCCATGACGTTGCCGGGTCCACGGGGCTCGGCGAGGACGAGATCATCACCATCGCCACAAAGGGATCCGCACAGATCAAGAGCAGCCTCGGGTCCCGGGCCACAAAGTTCCTTGTCGACCTCGGCCGGGCCAAGAAGGGGCTCTCCTACGCCAACGGCGGGATCCGCCCTGGCGTCTACTCCACCGCGGGCGGCGCTGTCACGTTTGCCGAGCCGTCCACGGGCGGGGAGGCCTATATCCCCCTCGGGGCGTCGAAGCGCGGCCGCGCCACCGACGTCCTGCGCGACGTTGCCGGCCGGTTCGGCGTCGGCCTCACCGACGCAGCTGGCGGAGCCGGGCGAGTGGTCATCGTCCGCGAGCAGGGCCCCCTCATCGGCTCGCAGACCTGGCAGGTCACCACCGGCGGAAATGCCACCGACACCGCACGGAAGATCGACGCCGACAACGGCTACCAGCTACGGCGCCTCGCGCGCGGAGGGGTCGCAGCACGATGACCACACCCGTAGAGCTCCTGGATGGGCAGCACCAGCTCGGCACCGTCCTGATCGGCAAGGGCACCCCGGTGACGATCGCGACGATCGAGGGCCTGGGCCTTCCGCCGATGCGGACCGGGGATGTGGAGCCGCCGGGGGAGGACGGGCTGTGGCTGGGCCGCGACTACTACGGCGGCCGCACGATCCGCATCGACGCCGCGGTTCGCCGCCCCGGCGACGAGGCCGGCGCCCTCGACACGGTGTCCTCGATCCAGAGGAACTCCGACAACCGCAACATCCGCCAGGCGGGCGGGGCCACCGTGAACCTGCGCCTCAAGTTCCCCGGCCGGCCCACCCGTGTGGTCCGGGGCCGTGTCCGCAAGGCCGACACCGACCTACAGAAGGCGATCCACGGTTGGATTCCGGTCGATATCGAGTTCCAGTCCGACGACTACCTCTACTACACCGACGAGCCCGACACGACCGGCATCCCTCTCGCCGTCCTGTCCTCGGGCGGGCTGACGTTCCCCTTGATGTTCCCGTTCACCATCGACGGCGATCCGGCGGCGGTCGGTCGGCCCGGGTTCCTTGATGTCGGCGGCAACGCTTCTACGTGGCCGGTCCTGCGGGTCACCGGCCCGTGCGCGAACCCGGTGATCACACACGTCACGTCCGGCCGGACCTTGTCGGTGCAAGCGACCCTCGCGGCGGGGGAGTGGGTGGAGATCGATACCCGACCCGGGTGGCGGTCCGTCCTCCGCGACAACGGCGGTGCCGCCCCGCTCTCACCGACGAGCCGCATCGACCTGTTCCGCCTGTCGACCGGCATCAACGAGATCCGGTGGACGGCCACCGACCCGACCCTCACCAGCACGCTGGCCGTCACCTGGTGGCCTGCCTACAAGGCCCTCTAAGGAGCCCCTGATGGCCCTCAACCCTGTCCCCATCGCTACGACCGGGGCATCCCACACCGCCCAGCAGTTCCGCATGATGATCAAAGACCTGTCGCGGGACAATCAAGGTGTCACCACAGGACTCGACCTCAAGGTCACCGCCCTCGCCACCCCCGGTGCCGGTGTCCAGATCAGCGACGGGTCCGGTGTCATCGCCGGGAAGGTCTCCCCCGTCCAGGGCTACTACTCCGCGTACAACATCGGCTCCGACACGGTCAACATCGCGTCGACCGGCGGCACACCCCGCTCCGACATGCTCGTCCTGCGCGTCGAAGACCCCCAGTACGAAGGCACCCGGAACCCGGCAACGGACCCGATCGTGTTCTGGGAAGTCGTTCCGAACGTGTCCTCCACGGCCACGACCGTGCCGTCCGGGTACTCGGCGATCCCGCTCGCCCGGATCGACATCCCCGCGTCCACGGCCACCATCACCAACGCCATGATCAAGGACCTGAGGAAGGTCGCGAACCCACGCCGCGACCGGATCCTCACCCCGTACTACGTGGCCGGCGCCCTCACCGAGATCTCGGGCACTACATCAACGTGGCGGACCTTTCCGAACTTCACCCTCGCCACCCTCGCGATCCCCTCCTGGGCGGCCACTGCGAAGGTCGTCTTCTCCGTGTACGGGCTGCGCCTCACCACCGGCAACGTTTTCGGGGCGTTCCGGTTCCTCCTCGGCTCGTCCCTCGAAGCCGTGCAGTCCGTGTACATCGACGACAACGGCGGTACCGGTGTTCGCCGCATCTACGTGGAGATGGTCGAGACGATCGACCTCACCACCACGGCCGGGGCGGCGTTGCGGGGCACGAACCAGACGATCAAGCCCCGCATGCGCACCGACTCCCTCAACACGGGGAAGATCGGCGCCGACACCAGCACCACGTTCAAGATCGATGTGGAGTTCCTGGAAGGCCCACTCTGATGGGCCGGTGGCGGTACTTCACCACGCACCCGCTGACCGGTGCGGTCCTCCACCCCGCCCTGCCGCTATCCAACGTGGAGTTCGGGTCAGAGGTCAACGGTCCGGGCTCGTTCACGGCGACGATCTCGCCGAGGTGGCTGAGCGCCAACGTCACGGCCCTGATGCCGCACGTGTCCCTGATCTACGCCCAGGCCGGCAGCTACCTGCGCTGGGGTGGCCTCGTCTGGACCGTCGAAGCCGAGGACGCCGAGTACCGCATCGAGGCCGCATCCTGGTCGTCGTACCTGACGAAACGCCACGACACCCATGGTCGGCTGAACGGGCGCGGCCCCTACGTCAACGCTGACCCGTGCAACATCATCCGCGACATTTGGGCGTACGCGCAGGAGCAGCCCGACGGGAACCTCGGCGTCGTTGTCGACTCCACCACCTCAAACGCCAAGGTCGGAACACCGACCGAGCCGTGGTCCTCCTACTGGTACGAGACCCCAGCCCTCGGTGACCAGCTCGACGACCTCGTCTCGGAGGACGGCGCCCCCCAATACACGAACACGTGCAGTTTCCAGACCAACGGCACCATTCGGAAGCGCATGGTCCTCGCCTACCCCCGGCTCGGGGCCCGCCGCACCGACATCACCTTCCGGACCGGCGTCAACATCATCACCGCGCCCCCAGTCCAGTACAACGGCGACGACTTCGCGAACGTAGTCATCGGCACCGGCTCCGGTGAAGGCACCGCGACCCGGTACGCCGTCGACCCGGTCCGGGACGGGGGCCTGCGCATGGAGTCTGTGCTGGCCCTGCCCACCGTCAACGGCACCGACATCCTCGGCCGTCGCATCGCCGCCGAACGCAAACGGCGTCAGGTCATGGGCGACGTGCAGGAAATCACCATCCGGGACCACCCGGCCGCGCCCCTCGGCAGCTGGCAGATCGGCGACGACGTCCAGGTCAGCGTCCACAACGACTGGGTTTCCTGGACCGGCTGGTCGCGGATCATCGCCGACTCCTACAAGCCCGGCGAGAACGAGGACACCGCGACCCTCAGCCTGCAACGAGCCGACACATTCCACTACGGATCACCGGAGACGGTCTGATGACGAACATCGCCACGGAGGTCGCCCGGCTGAAGAGCCAGATTGACCAGATCAAGAAGGGGCAGCGCCTCTCCCACGGCGCCAGCATCGAGAACGCTGCGATCGAAGTCCGCGACGACGGCGGATCCCTGCGCGCGATCGTCGGCCAACAGGGCGACGGCACCACCGGCGCCATCATCGTGAACGGGCCCCCGCCTCCGCAGCCCTCCGCCCCGCTCGTCGCCTCCGTCCTCGGCGGCGTCACCGCATCCTGGGACGGGCAGTTCGACGGCGGGGCGGTCATGCCCCTGGACTGGGCCCGGGTGGAGGTGCACGCCTCCACCGCCCCCGACTTCATCCCCGACCCGGTGACCCTCCAGTCGACGATCGAGACCGCGCAGGGCGCGACCGCCGTCATCGCCTGCGAGAACGATGTGTACGTGCGCCTGCAGGCCCGCACCACATCCGGCACCGCATCCACCCCGTCCAGCATCGTCGGCCCGTACGGGCCTGCTCCCGTTGTCGCCACCGACATCCTCGACGGCATCGTCACCACGGTGAAACTCGCCGACGACGCAGTCACCCAGGCCAAGGTCGCCGTCGGCGCAATCGGCACCACCGAGATTAGCGACAGCGCGATCACCACCCCGAAGATCGTGGCTGGGGCCGTACAGACCGCCCAGCTCGACGCCGAAGCCGTCAACGCCAGCAAGATTGCCGCAGGGGCGGTCACCACCACCAAACTCGACGCCCTCGCCGTGACCGCCGACAAAATCGACGCGAACGCCGTAATTGTTGGGAAACTCGCCGCCGGGTCAGTCGATGCCACCGCCCTCAAAGCCGACGCGATCACTGGAAAGACCATCACCGGTGGAGTCATCAATGGTGCCGAATTCCACTCCGACGACGGCGCGGGCAGCCTCGTCGATATCCAAGACGGCACCGTCACCACCACCGCCGCGAACGGGTGGAAAATCGTCGTCGACCCAACTCAGGCACTGCCCGTCATCGACTTCCTTGACGGCGAAGGAGACACGGCAGGATCAATCAACGCAACAGGCGACAACGCCTCACCTGCCCTGAACATCTCCTCAGGACCCTTTACCGACGGAGCCGTCACCGACTGGCGGTGGGTTACCGTCATGGGCCAGACCAGCGGCGCCAACGCATGCATCACAACACGAGTCCGCGAGTCCAACACCAACACCTTCAAGGGCGGCTACCTGGCGCTGAACCCATCCAACGCGCAACTCGCCCTGGTCGACAGCGCCAGCCCCACCACGAACACAATCTTCCAGATCGAGGCGCAACAATTCATCTTCGATGAAGGGCGCGTCATCGTCGACCCCCCAGCCAGCACATTCCCTGCGCTCGCCGTACTCGCAAAGTCGGGACACACTGGCACTCTGATCAGATGTCAAGTGAACAGCGTCGACAAGTTCTATGTCACGCCAGCTGGAAACGTCGTCGCATCGGGCTCGATCAGCGGGGCGAGCGTGACGGCAACCGGTGCGGTCACCGCAGGAAGTGCAACAGCTACTGGTGCAGTCACCGCAGGGAGTATCACAACTGCTGGTGCGGTCACCGCAGCCAGCGCCACCATCAGCGGTCTCCTCGCCGCAGGGAACATTGCGTTCGGCACGATTGTCGTCACAACGTCCGCCGCGAACTCGCCAGCCTCTGCTGCTGTCACGGGCCTCAACGTCGCAGGCACGACCTTCCGCGCCTTCGTCACCGGAAGCTCTGGCGTTCCCGGCACGCAGTTCCTCGGCGCCGCCGCTACCAACCCCACCGCAAACGGTATGACCGTCACCGTCACCCGCACCAACGCCACGGCGACCAGCGTGTACTGGCTCCTCCTCGGCATTTGACCACCAGCAAAGGACACCACCACATGGCCACCAGCCCTCTCGACCCCGGCGTCACCTTCATCCCCGCCACCTACTACAGCGTCACCGCAACGGACAAGAATCCCGACTGCGTGAACCTGAACAAGACCTTCGAAGTCACCCAGTTCTACTCCAACGACGGCCACAACCTCGTCGTTGCCTGCGGACTCTGCGGCCAACTCATGACGATCACGTCCGCGAGCATCCTCGACCCCCAGCCCGAGGTCGTCTGACCGGGGGGAGCGTCAGCCCCGCACACCCGTACGCTGACCAGTAGGGCGACCCTCCGCCCCGCACCACCCCCGAGGGACTGCCACCGGCCCCGGCCGGAGCAGCACACGCCACCAGCTCTGGGCGCGGGGAAGTGCAGGAGCGCGGGCTAGTGCCCACCGATCTCACGATCCGTACGTACGACACGCCGCCGCATCTCGGCCGCCACCAGGTCCTTGATGTGCGGAGTCTCGCGTACCGCCGCCCATACGACGGCCGACCCCTCCGGGCCACGGAGTGGGAACCCCGCATCCCCGTCCTCAACCAGCAGCAGCTCGTCGCGCAGGGCATCTACACCTCCCGCGACTACGGCCTCGACGACGACGTGGACGCCCTGTCGTCGTGCACCGGAAACGCCGGCACCGCCCTCCTGTCGGTCCTCCTCAGCAAGGAGCAGGCGAACGCCGCCGGCCTGAACACCGACGACGCTGCGGCGGCCGAGCACTTCGCGATCGGCCTGTACGCGGATGCCACCGCCCGCGACGAGTGGCGCGACGCTCAGTGGCCCATCCAGGACGTCGGCTCGTCCGGCCTCGGCGTCGCCAAGGCGCTGCGCGACCGCGGGCTCATCGACCAGTACGGGCACGCCACCACCGCCGAGGAACTCTGCGCCCTACTGCAGACCGGACCCGTCCTCATGGGCATGAGTTGGTTTGATTCATTCTCGGCTCCGGACGGCCGCGGCTTCATCGACAGCGATTCAGCGTGGGCGGACTCGGCGCTGCAGGGCGGCCATGAGGTGTGCGTGACCGCACTTGAAGAGGTGGCGATGATTGACGGAGACCTGGTGCCAGAACATACGGTCCTCCGCTTTCGTCAGTCGTGGGGAGCGTCCTGGGGTGATCACGGAGAAGGGCGCATGCGCCTCAGCACCTACGAGGCGATGCGCCCTGGAATCGACATCTGCCAGCCACGCAGGGACTTCCGCTAGGCGGACAGCCCAGCCGCCCGCCGCCTCTGTTTCCATGCGGCCCTACAGGGTCGGCACGTCCGTTTCCCAGTCCGCGATACGGACGTGTTCACAGCGTTGAACGCGTGGCCGTTCTGGCAGTGCGTCTTCCGAGCGTTGATGGCGGATGGAGAGTTCCCGCGCATGGTGTTGGCCACCGAGTCCTCGGGCGCCAAGTGGGACGGATTGCAGCAGCGCCGATGGGGGCAGCCGAATCCCCCCTTGCATTCCTCTGCTCGGTGGCACAGGTGATCTATGGTCAGGCCGTCTGGGATAGGGCCCACGAACGTCTCGTAGACCAAGCGATGAGCCAGCGCGTGGCTGTCCCTGCTCTCTGTTCCTTTGGTATACGCGTACCCTCGCTTCGAAACTGCCCCTGTCCACGGCCAGCATTCTTCCGGCGCGCGCCGGTCGATGAGCCTCGTGAGACGCGCTTTGAGGTCGCCGTTCTGAATCTGCTGCACGACGAGCGGATCGCCGTACCGGCGCTTCCGGTATAGGTGTTTTTGGCACAGGCCGTGGCTCGCTGCGGCCCTCGGGTTCGGGCAGCCCTCAACCGCGCAGAGGGGCGCGGTGTCCCGATGGTGCTTCCCGTAGTGGTAGGAGCACCTTCCCTTTGAATCCACCGGTTTGTCGCAACCGTCCTCTGAGCACGTCGCCGACAAGGGGATCCTTCTTAGGCGACTAGGTGCGGGGTCGCCCGTCTTCTCCCAGCGGCGGAAGTGTTCGAGGCACCATCCCTTGCGTCGCGCCGCCCCGCTGCACTCCTCAATGGAGCATCGGGGCGGCAGTGGCGGCACCTTGCGCAAGGCAAGAGGGTCGCCATGGGCCCGCCATCTTTGGTAGTGCGTGGTGCACCAGCCGCGGACGTAGACCGACTTCTGGCACCCCTTGACGCTGCACGACTTTCCGGTGCTACCCATGCCCACTCCATTCGTAGTGACTATGAATAGTGTACTCAGGGTTTACCCTACTGACTATGAATATCTCCGGGATGGTGACCACCGATCAGGCAGCAGAGATCTTGGGCGTAAAGAAGGAGTCGGTCTACATCTACGTGCGCCGACTGGAAGGGTTTCCGCAGCCCACGAAGCTGGGGCGCACGCTGCTCTTCGATGAGGCCGCTCTACGCCAGTGGCGACAGGGCCACCCTGCGCGCCCCCGCACATGAGCAGGGGGAACAACTGGACTAGTGGGCCATAGCCTTGAACTAGCAACAGGGCGACCCTCCGCTCAGGACTGAAATCCCGTCCGCCCCCCGAGGGACTGCATTCGTGCAGCCGACCAGACTCCCCCGGGGCGGAAAGGACTCACGCGCCCATGACCACCTTCCACGCAGCGATCGACCACGTCGACCCGGGCACCCTCGCCATCACGACCACGTACTGCGGCACCGTCGACCAGGACCACGTCGACCAGGTCCGCGCCATCGCCGCCCTCGACACCACCGAGCGGTGGGTCAAGGAGCACCCGCGCCTCGATGGCGCGTTCATGGTCCTGCGCGACGACGGCGACCTCGACGTGTATGTCCCGACCGACGCAGCCGAGTACCGGGTGTACGAGCCCGACCAGGACGCCCAGGGCGGGCAGGAGGATCTGCCGCGCGGCGCCTCCGGGCCGGCGTACATCAGTGGCGTCACCCGGTTCGGTGACCAGTCCATCGGCGGCGCCATGGACACCCCCGGCAACCCGCCGCGCGTCGTCCAGCACACCACCGAGTCGCCGTCCGGCAGCTCGTACTTCTACTCGGTCGCCGCGTACCTGATTCGTGTCGGTGCCGAACCGCAGGTCATCTACGACCCCACGTCCGACCTCCTCGGGCAGTTCGGCCCGCTCACCCAGTCCGGGCGAGCCCTGAAGAACGACGGCTCCCGTCGTACGAACCGGGAGGGCAAGGTCTGCATTCAGATTGAGGTCCTTGGTCGTGCGGCCAGCCCGTGGACGAAGGGGTTCGACAAGGCGAAGAAGCCGAACTACCGGAAGTTCGAGGCAGCATGCCGGGCGCACGGCGTTCCGGACGTCTGGCCGGCGGGGAAGCCCCCGGCCACTGCCGCGGCAGCGGCCCAGGGGTCGCGGTCGCGTACGACGTGGCAGACCAAGGGCGGGTACTACGCCCACGGCCAGGTCCCCGGTCAGGATCACTGGGACCCGGGCGCGATCGACACCAGCATCGTGCCGGGCAAGCCCGGGTCCTCGAGCGCCCCCGACCCCACACCTGCCACCCCGTCGAAGCCGACCACAAAGGACGCGTTCCCCGGCGCTGGCAAGTTCGGTCCGGGCGCGAACAACGCCTACGTCACCAGGCTCGGCGAGATGCTCGTCGCCCGGGGCGGGAAGCGGTTCTACACCGTGGGCCCCGGCCCGAAGTGGGGTGATGCCGACAAGGCCGCGACGAAGGCGTTCCAGAAGGCCCAGGGCTGGTCCGGGTCCGACGCGGACGGTATCCCCGGTGCGACCACGTGGGAGTACCTCGTGAAGGGCACCGGGAAGAACATCCCGGCCGCGGCGACCTCCCAGCAGCTGGAGCCGTTCCCCGGCGCCGCATTCTTCCACGGCGGCCGCCACAGCCCGATCATCACCGCGATGGGGAAGCGCCTCGTCGCGGAGGACTGCAGCAAGTACGCGACCGGGCCCGGCCCGAACTGGACGTCGTCCGACAAGAAGTCGTACGCCGCGTACCAGCGGAAGCTCGGCTACACCGGCGCGGCCGCCGACGGAGTTCCTGGCAAGGACAGCTGGGACAAGCTCCGCGTACCGAAGTCCTGACCACCCCCCAACCCACCCCACCTCTGCAAGGAGAACCCCGTGAAGATCTTCGGTCGCGAGCCGGCGGTACTGCTGTCGCTCATCGCCGTCCTCGTCAAGCTCGTCGCAGCGTTCGGCGTCGATGTGTCCGGTGAGCAGCAGGCCGTCATCAACGCCGTCGCCGCCGCGGCGGTCGGTGTCACCCTCGCCGTCATGGCATCCGATGGTGTCGGGGCAGCGCTCCTTGGCTTCGTCCAGGCGGCCATCGCGCTCGCTGTCGGATTCGGGCTCGACTGGTCTGCCGAGAAGCAGGCCGTTGTCTTGTCCGTCGCCTCGGCCGTCGTCGCGATGTGGGACCGCACCCAGGTCACCGCACCCGTCCCGGCCAGCGCCCCCAAGGCCGCGCTCCCGCGCTGATCAACCAGCACGTGCAGATACGCAGAGGAGATGACCTGTGGCCGCCGAGTTGATGGGCATAGACGTAGCCCAAGGCGGCGCTGTCGCCCTCCTCGCCCTGGTCGTTCTCATGGTCCTCACCGGGCGCCTCGTGCCCCGGCGGACATATGACGACCTGTTGAAGGAACGCGACACCTGGCGTTTGGCGCATACCGAGTCCGAGGCTGCACGGACAAAGGAGCGGGCCCAGACCCAGGAACTGCTGGAACTGTCCCGGACGTCGGCGCACGCATTGCAGGCGCTGCCGCGGATGGGCATGGACGACGAGGAGGTGGACGCTCGGTGAAGCTGCGGTTGTGGCGGCGCCGACCGTCCCCCTCCGACGGCCAGAGGTCTGCTGAGTCGGCGCTGCGAAGGGCCCAGCAGGCACGTCGAGAGGCTGAGGAGCGGCAGCCTGCCGTGACCGAGGCGGCGGGACGGCTTCGCCAGTTCCGTGATGAGAACCATTTCGCAGCGCGCTTCCGCGCATCAATTGAGGGGAGATCGGCGTGAGTATTGCGCAGGTCCTCAACCTGGCGGCCAGTGGCCTGGTCGCCCTTTTCGCGGGCGCGTTCATCGTCACGTACCACCTGCTCGCCCCGTGGCGCCGTACCCGGATGGGCTGGCATCTGATGCTTTTCACCGGGGCGATCGGCTGCCTCGGCCTGTACACGATCGTCGTCACGATTACCGGCCTGGACGGCACCCCGGCCATGGTCCTGCGATGCGCCCGCACCGTGCTGCTCCTCGTTGTTGCGGTGCTGATCGCGCAGCAGACACGGATGGTGTACACCGCGCAACGCCACCCGCGCCCGGTGCCCGACGGCTCGGCAGCCGCCGAACCCACCAGTGAAGAAGAGGCACCATGACGACCGTCACGGGCAAGCTCATCGGCGGGACGCCGGCGCGCACGGAGGTGACGTGCACCCTGGTCGACGTCACCGGGCAGCGGGCTGTCGGGTACGTCGCCGACGGCCGGGCGGAGATCGTGCGCCCGGTGACAGTGCGTCCGCAGGAGGATGGCGCCTGGTCTGCAGAGCTCACTGCGAACGCCCTCATCGACGCTGCTGCGGGTGACACAGTGTGGGCGGTCCAGGAGGGGCGGGCCCTCGACGGCACCGCGGTCGTCACTCACGTCCTGGTCCCCGAGGAGGGTGGCCCGCACTGGATGGGCGACCTGCGCGTCGACCTCGGTGACGCCCCGACCGGCGGCAGCACCATCGTGTACGTACCAGGCCCGGCCGGCACAGACGGCCAGGACGGAGTCGATGGTACGGACGGTACCGCGGGCACTTCGGCGTACGAGCTGTGGCTGGAGGAGGGTGGCAGCGGTACGGAGGCGGACTTCCTCGATTCCCTCGTAGGGCCGTCCGGCACCGCAGAGGCGCAGGAGTACACCGACACTGCGGTCGCGGCCGAGGTGTCGCGCTCCGACGAGGCGTACGACCCTGCCGGCGCCGCAAGCACGGCGCGGGTGGCGGCTGTCACCGCCGCCGCGTCGGATGCCGCGAGCAAGGCCACGGCCGCGCAGAGCGCCGCCATCACCGCGGCGGCGGCCGACGCCACAGCGAAGGCCGACGCAGCCCGGACGGCAGCAGTGTCGACCGCCGCGAGCGATGCGACCACCAAGGCGGATGCGGCGCGCACAGTTGCCATCAGCGCGGCATCATCCGACGCGACGACGAAGGCGAACAACGCCGTCTCCTCGGCGGCGGCCGGCGCCGCCACCCTGTACCTGCCGAACGCCATCCAGACGGTCGACGCGTACTTCGCTGGCGCCACCCCATCGTCCCCACGCTTCTTCGCGCACCGTGGTGGCGGAATGGTCCGCCCCGAGCACACCCTCGCCGGCTACCGGTCCAGCGCCGCCCTGGGCTTCCCGCTGGAGGTGTCCGTGAACGTGGACGCGTCGGGGGAGCTGTGGTGCATCCACGACACGACGATGGACCGCACCACGTACAAGACCGGCACGGTCAACTCCTACACCACGGAGGAGATCGGCCAGCAGGTCCTCACGAACGGCCGCGTCCTGCTTGGGCAGGGCTGGACGGACCAGCCGATGGTGCCACTCCGGCAGGTCCTCGACGAGTTCCTCGGCAAGGTCATCATCCTGCTGGAGCCCAAGGGCAACGACAGCGTGGTCCCCGTCGAGAACCTCCTCGACACGTACTACCCGCACGCCCCACGCAGCGTGATCTGGAAAGCCCACATCGGCACCGCATCCCTGCCCTGGGCCAAGTCGCGCGGTTACCGAACGTGGGTGTACCTCGACTCCGGAACGACCGACGCCACCATGGACGGCAAGGACTCCATGGTCGACTACTGGGGCGTCCAGACGACGTTCACGGACCTGCGAGTGCAGCAGGTCGTGGCCCGCGGGAAGCCGGTCTTCTCCTGGCCCGTCTACCGGCGCTCCCAGGTCGCTCGGCTCACCGGTCTCGGTGTCGTCGGCATCATGGCGTCCGACCCGCGGTACGTGTCCACCGCCCTGCCGCAGCGCACCGCCTCCCGCTGGGACCTCCAGGTGAAGGAGTCCGGCGGCACCCCGACCCTCGACTACGACTCGACCTACGCCCTGAAGTGGGACGACACCCCCAACGCCGGGTGGGTGTACATCAACGCTGCTGGCCAGTCCTACGGGCTCGGGACCTACTGCCCGATCGTGGGCGGCGCCGGCGGGTACCGGATCGGCTTTGACATGCGGTTTGAGGGCATCCCCGCGCTGACGACCGAGCATGCCGGGATCTACTTCGGCAAGGACTCGGACGACGCCTACCGGTTTGGTACCGCGAACGCGACGGGCGGCTACCACGTGGTGATGCGGGCCAATGGGCAGATGCAGCTCAACCGGCATACCGCTGGCGTCACGTCGGGGACGGCGCTCGGCACGGCGCAGAACACCACGGCCGTCGTTGCCGACAACCCTATGAGTTTCCAGCTCGATGTCACCCCGGCCACGGTCGAGCTGCGACGCACCGATGGCACCGGCTGGACCACCGGGCCGATCGCCGACACCACCTACCGAGGTCTGTACTTCGGCCTGTCGAACGGTGGGATCACGAACCTGACGACCAAGCCGCACTGGCGGAACCTCGTGATCGCTCAGCTCTGATCTACCGTCCCGAGAGGACCCCGGCCCAGGCGCCGTGTCCTATACTTTTGCGACGTTAATAACGTGATCTTGCTCAGCCCAGACGCTCTGCCCGGCGCCGCCAACTCGCCCCGTCCGGGTGAACAACACGCAGGTCGCGGTGGGGGCATACCCCTGCTGGTTCGGTGGGGGTATGAGGTCTTTCGATGCGGTGCATGTGTCCGAGCCGGGTCTGGTCGTGGTGGAGGTGGCGGCCGGCGACGAGCAGACCGCGTTGGCGGCGGTCGCGGAGCTGGGTGAGCGGTGGGTGACGTCGGGTCCGTCGGAGGTGTGGCGGGAGATCGGCGAACCCGGAGTGCGGGTGCGGACGTACGCGCAGGTGCGGCCGTCGGTAGGCTGACGTGGCGGTGCCCCCGACACTTCGGATGTCGGGGGCACCGTGCCGTGCAGCTTCTACTTGACCCCTTCGTGCTCGCTGCGCCACGCACGGAGGGCAGCGCGGGCGTAGTCGGCGGGCGTGGCACCGGGCCGGTGAACTCTACTCATCGCCGACAGGAGGGACAGGTACATCGGGTCTGCGTCGGCGGTGTCCTCCAGCAGCTCGAAGGCACCGCTGTTGAGCCGCGCCAGGCTGGCCTTGGTAGTGCGCCCGGCCTGACCGCCGTGGTCATGCTCAACGATGAGCGTTGCGTGGGTGGCACTGATTCCCGTAACGCGAAGGTGGCGCTGCCGATCCTTCATGTCCGGTGCCAGGTCGCGGTACAGCTGGCCTTCCGCGACGGCCGGTTGAACGGTCATGGTTGTGGTCCTCACTGCTCGGTGGTGGCGGTTTCGGCGCCCATCAGCCCGATGGCTTCAGAGCCAGCTTCGATGGTGACAGCGCGCTTCAAGAGGAGCGTGGCTTCCTGGATCAGGCGGGTCAGGTCACCGGACGCGGTCCGCTTCCCGGTCGGCGGGTTCGCCGCGATGCGTGCAGCGTGCTCGGCCAGGAGCTCGGCTTCCTGGGTGAATCGCCGCTGCTCGTCCTCGATGGAACGGGACAGGAAGCTTGCGGCGGTCAGTGACGGGTTCACCATGGTCGTGGTCCTCACCGCTCGGTGGTGGGGTGGTACTTGCGCTTGTGCTTGGTCATGCTGGCGGGCGCGCCTCGGTAGCCGGGCCGGGTGGCGCACTCGGTGCACTCCACCCAGTCGGTCTTGTTGATGGCGTCGCCGGTGACGGAGTGCTGGGGGCCGTAGCCGTGGGCGTGGAGGAAGTGGGGGACGCTGCCTTCGTACTTGAGGGCGATGAGGGCGGATTCGGCGGTCTTGTCGTGGCCTTGGGCGAAGAACTTGCCGAGGCCGGTGTCGCGTCCGCAGCCGCACCAGCACGTTCCGGTGGGGATGAGGCGGGGCTTGTCTGTACTCATAACGTCAAGACTACTCAGTCATGACTGCAAGTCAAGACTTGCGGTCATGACGTACCCGTGAGCCCGGGGCATCAACTCCCGTCACCAGGCGCACCCTTGAACCATGAGCACCATCCCGGCCCCTGCGACGCACGACTACGGCCCCGGCCAACGGCAGCGCGGCGTCGACTACAGCATCACCAGCTTCGACCAGACACCCGCCGGTGTGCGGTTCTACGTGGCAGGCCACATCCGCCCCGGCGACGCGACCATCCGCCAGGGCGACCAGGTCACCATCACCCCGCCCGGGGACTCCCAGGGCCGAACCTGCCGTGTGGCCAAGGTCCGGCACTTCGGGGACCAGTGGGAGGCCGTCCTCGACATGCCGCCGCCGGCCCGCCCGCACGAACCCGGCGCCCGACCCCCACCACTGTCCCGGCTGCTGTACCCGTGACCCGCATGCTCGGCGCGTGGCCCCGCCCGTGGTGCCCGTACTGCCGGGCCCTGGCCAAGGCGGACTGCCCGTCGCGCAGCTGGTCGAAGAAGTCGCAGCGGGCACGGGAGGCGCGGTCCTGGCGACGAAACGAGGGTCGCGCGCAGGATCGTTCTCTGAGAGACGCATAACGTGTGTTTGGCGCTCGTCATCGAATCGGGCCGATCCTTAGGACCGCTCTCACGGCAGAATAGAACGATTCGAACATCCGCTCGCGACGGAGGGATCGTCGGTCCTGGTTCCTACTTTTGATTCGCCAGGACGTCAGCCGAGCTCGTCCGCCCGGAGCTCCTGCCGCATCGCTGTGCGCAGTTCGGTCAGTGCGGCTTCGTACTCGCCTCGCCCGCCGGAGTACCTCTCGTCTCCCGCGAGAGTGCCATCCCCTGCGAGGTCGCGTACGTCACGAAGGCGCCGGAACGTCCTCTCTGAGGCGGCAACTACCTTGGCGGAGGCGGTAATCGTGATCTGGTAACGAACTTCGTAGCAGGGCGCGAAGCTGTTCCTGGCAGATGTGTCTCGCTGGGCCGGTAACGCGTCCGGGTCGCGGGCGAGGATGCGGAAGTCGTTGCGCGCCCTGGAGAGTGTGGCGAGGTACTCGCCGTAGAGGACTCGTCGAGTGTCGGTGCGGCGCTGCGCCTGTTCTCTGCGCCAGCGGTGGCGGTCAAGGAACGCTGTAGCTGCCGTGGCAATGACGGCTCCGGCGATGGCGCTGATGAGCGATATCCACTGCATGGCTCTGAGCTTAGAACTGCGCACAGCGAAGATTCGTACTGTTCGAACGATGCCCCCTCCGCATGGTCGCGGCGGGGGCATCGTCACGTCTCGCTCCAAGTAGTGTTCCTTCCTTCCAGTGTTGGCCCGCGTGTTTGTTGTGCGCTTTGTAGCACCCACCTATAATTTCCCTTGTACGCGCCTGCGTACCATGAGAAGGGATCTGAATGTCGGCGGTCTGCCCCACCCCGAAGAAGAGAAGCTACCTGTCGAAGAAGGCCGCCTTCGCCGGGGCGGCAACGTCGGGGGTCGCACTCAATCCTTACCTCTGCCAGTGCGGGAACTGGCACCTCACCATGCGAACGACGGTCACGGAGCAGTATGACGAGGTGGAGGTGCAGCGCATCCTCTCCCTTCCGGTCGATGACTTCGTCCGCCTCGCATTCGACGAGACCCGCCACGCCGTAGCCCCTGAGACGGCAGCGGCACTGCGCGCACCCTCTGTCATCTACCGGTGGGGAGACGCTCTCAAGGTTGTCCTGAATAGCGTGCAAGAGAGCCTTCGGGCGGCTCGCGGCGGCCCGACTGACAAGAGAGGCCAGCTGGCCCGCAGGGAGCAACTGGTGCGAACCCGCCTAATGGAAGTCAAGGATCTCAAGCGCGAACAGAATGATGTTCGTCTCTTTGAGAGCAAGGCGAATCAGGAACGGACTAAGCGGCGGCAGGGCACGGCCGCCACCGCGGCAATCAACCGGCTGATCGAACTGCATCTTGATGAGTACCGCGCACTTTTGGATGAGGAACGACAGAAGCTTCCGAGCCCTCCAGCGGACTCGGCGGAGTGGATGGAATGACAAACCGCGACGGCCTGGAGGTGGTCGACGCCGAGCTGGTGGATGACGACCACCTCCCCGCCACCATCCAGCCCCGCCTCGCCTCCGGCGCGCGCCCGGTGGTCGACAGGCACACGATCCTCTACCCCGGCCAGGCTGTCCCCACCGAAGCCGACCAGCCGACGTACACCGAACGGGACCTCTACGTCTCCGAACGCACCCAGGTGCGCCTGGAGACCCAGTCCACGCCGAAGAACACCAGCGCCAACTACCTGTCCCAGCGCAACAAGTTCGCCGCCTGGTGCACCACCGAAGGCCGAGTAGCCCGCCCGTGCACCACCGCTACGTACGTCGAGTACGTCGCCCACCTCATCGAGTCCGGCCGATCCCCAAACGCCATCAACGCCGCCATGTCCGCCATCCGCACCTGGATGCCCGAGGACAAGAAGCCCGGCACCAGGCAAGCCCGGGGCATGCTCAACGAGTACAAGAAGGAGTGGGCCAAGCGCACCGCCGTACGCAAAGCCCCGCCCATCACCGACGAGCTGCTGCGCGCCATGGTCGCCACATGCGACCTGCGCACCCCCGCCGGCCGCCGGGACCGGTGCATGCTTCTCCTCGGCCGCGGTGCCCTCAACCGCCGCATCGAGCTCGCGGACCTGTCCATCGCCGACGTGACGGTCGACGACGACTTCGTCACCCTTCACATCCGGGCCTCCAAAACCGACCAGGAAGCCAAGGGCGAGCACACGGACATCCCTGCCGACCGCGACGACCCGCTCCTCGACCCTGTGGCCGCTGTGCGGGACTGGCTCACCTCCCTGCACTACCTCGGCGTCCGAGAGGGGGCGTTCTTCCGCGCCCTCACCTGCCGGGGCACGCTGCAGAACCGGGCGCGCGCCACGGAACGCAAGGAGTACGTCACTGGGGACGCCATCAACGACTGGGTGCGCGGCCGCGCGTTCAAGGCTGGGGCGAAGAACTGGCAGCAGATCACCGCGCACGGGCTGCGCCGTGGTGGCGCCCAGGCCATCGCGGAGGCCGACGGGGATCCGACGAAGCAGGGGCGGTGGAAGCCGGGCAGCGCGGTGGTGAAGCGGGAGTACCTGGACCGTGCCCAGTCGAGGGCGGAGAATCCGTGGCTGAAGGTTGCGGCGAAGCGCCGTGCCGCAGCAGAGGAGCAGGCGTGACGCCCAAGACGTACAGCGCCCCGTCGGTACGGCAACTCGCCGCGGTGGTGGACGGGATGGCCGGGTCGGTGTCGGAGGGCCGACTGCGGCAGCTGCGGATGGTCGTCGACATGTTCGGACGCGCGGTCGGCCGGGACGAGATGCCGAAACGGTCCTCCCGTACGGCAGAGCAGCTGTTCACGTGGGCGGCGCTGCGCCCGTTCTGGGCGTTGGCGGCGGCGGGTGAGTTGCGGCACTGGGAGAAGGACGTCGGGAAGCCGTTGCCGGTGACGACGCTGCGGGTGGTGCGGAACTGCCTGGAGATCCTGGCCGACCGGGTGCTGCCCGTGGGCCGGCGGGTGCGGTTGCCGGAGCTGGACGTCCCGGAGCTGAAGCCGACGGTCGACGGTCGTGCGTTGGACTCGCTGTACCGGGGGATGGTGGACCTGGCTGCGCAGGGTCCGTTGGTGCGGGATGGGACGGTGTTGTCGCCGGAGGATCGGGCCCGGGTGCTGGCCATGGTTGCGGTGCTGCTGGACGCGGGGCCGAGGTCGGGGGAGATGGCTGCGCAGTCGTTGGCGGATCTGGCGCCGGGCGAGAGGGCGGTGGGGGTGCGGCGGCGGTCGCAGCGTCAGGACGGGTACCGGGCGGGTGAGGTCGCGGCGTTGACGGGCCTGCATCCGCGGACGGTGGAGTCGGTTCTGTCCGGGCTGGGGCATGGGGTTTCGGTGGCGACGGAGGCCCGGGTGCTGGAGGCGTTCGCGTCGTTGGAGCCGGTGCCGGAGGTGGAGTGGTTCGAGTTGCGGGAGGGGTCGCGGGTGGCGGTGCAACGGTGGTTGGAGGTGCGGGAGCGGCTCGTGGACCAGGTGCCGCTGACAGGACAGAAGACTGCGTTGTGGGTGTCGTTGGTGCCGTCGAAGGCGGGGCCGGCGGGGTTGCCGCTGCGGGCTCAGGGGTTGCGGCAGGGGTATGCGCGAGGGGTGCGGGCGTTGAACTGGGTGATGGCGGCCGAGTATGGGTGGGAGCCGTTGCCGACGACGATGGAGCAGATCCGCCGGTCGGTGGACGTGGTCCCGCTGGAGGGGCCGCCGACCGGCTGATGCCGACGGGCGGTCAGGGCGGGTTGACCGTACGGTCGGTGTGGGTGCCCTGACAGGACGGTACTCGTGTGGCCCCGCGGGTCCTTCGCACGTTCCGCGGGGTCACCTGCTGCATCACGGCCGCAGGTTGGCCAGTCAGGCGGGGTCGAGTCCGCAGGCGAGGATGTTGCGCCGTTGGCCGTCGTCGAAGGTGACGTCGATTCCGTCGGCGTAGTCCTTGTTGACGTGGTTCACGGTCCCGAGGGTGCCGTCGGGTAGGTCGAGGTCTCCGGTACAGGATTGGACGCGGTCGCCTGTGGTGTAGGTGGTCGTCACGGTGGTCTCCTATGTGCCGGGGATGGCGTCTTGGTCGATGTCGCGTGCGGGGGCGGGTTGTGGCCGGCGGGTGGGGTCGCAGTCCGGGCCGTACCCGAGCGTGCGCGAGGTGGCGGCAGTCAACGGTCGCCCGCACTTCCGGCAGTACCGGGCCCGATATCCGCTGTCCGGGGCCCCGGTGAGGGCTTGTTGCTGGTTCCGTCCGTCTCGGTCCATGTGGCCAGTGTCCTGGAAGTGGTGGCGGTGCCCGGGGGGTTCGATCTACAATCACCGTTATCTGACGGGTACGCCCGCAGGTAAGGCCACTACCCGGTTCGGGGAGTGGCCTTCGGTGTTCCTGAGGTCAGGCAGGGAGGTCGGCGATCTGCTGCAGCATTGCCAGCAGGTCGTCCCGTGTCAGCCAGCCGACGACGTCGTTCGCGATGGACGTTTCGCTGGTGACGTGCCCTGCGGTGTCGAGCACCGCGAGCTCGTACAGACCCTCTTCGGAGCCGTACCCGTCGTCGATGACCGACGCGCCGTAGCCGTTGGGGAACTTCAGGCGCAGGCAGTGGTCGGTGCGCATCATGGCCGATGCCACTGTCGGAGCGTTCTGCAGGATCAGGTCTTTCATGATGCTCCCTTGGTTCGGCTGAGGGCAGGTTAGGCGGCGAGTGCGGTTGTGTCGCGCATGACGGCGGTGCGGGGGAAGTAGTCGCGGCCGAGTTCGCGGGCGATGACCTGTGCGGCGCTACGAACCACGATGACGGCCCCGGCGGGGGTTGTTGCCTCCGGTCGGTCGAGGACGAACGCCATCCGGTGCAGCGTGTACGACACGATCCGGTGGAGGTAGAAGGAGCGGGCCTCACCCCGCAGGCGGCACATCGCGCGGACCTGGATGCGACCGGACTTGGTGGTGCGGATGTCGTACGCCTCGATCGTGCGGATGGACTCGGTGCCGTCTTCGTCGAGGTAGGTGATGGTTACGGCCTGGGCGCGGTCGATGCTGCGGTAGAGGTCGGCGAGGGTCTTGGTCGTGGTCTGCGCTGCCGTGTTCTTCATCCTGTGCCCCCGCTTGTTGGTGTGCCTTCAGCATGCCATGAACCTATTGCACGTGCAAGATGAATGACGTAGTGTTCTTTCCACCGGGACAGCCCCGGAGCAAGACGCCACATCATCCGTATGGCACTTGCGAGACGAAATGGAGGACACTGGCGTGGCCAACGCCCCCACGCGCCCGCCGAGCCGCCCCCGGTCCGAACGGCGCAAGCCGAAAGGACCCGTACACGTGGCCCGCAGCGCAGCCAAGCTCCACGCCGACCTCACCGCCGCCTCCCACAAGCTCCGCGAAGTCGGATCCGCCGACCTCGCGGAGGCCGTGGATGAGGCCCTCACCTCCCGCGGTCTCGGCGCCCTGCGCAACGCAGTCGAGGCCGGCAACAAGGACCCGAACCTGTCGATCAGCCTGTCCGTGACGGACCGGGACCGCATCAAGTCCGCCGCGGCAGCCGCCAAGGCATCCCTGCAGAAGGATGTCGCGGACGGGTTCGCCGCGTTCATCGCCGGGACGTTCATCCCGGAGCAGCCGGCCCGCGCCGCGTACGGGGCAGCTACGGCGAAGGTCAACTTGAACGTCCGCGCCCAGCCCGAGCTCACCGCAGCGGTCAAGCAGGCCGCCGAGGACCAGGCCGACGAGCTGGGCTGGACACCGAAGCCGATGCACATCGCGGCCGCGTGGCTGCTGAAGAAGTACCCGGCCCCGAAGCCGTCGAAGGCCGTCAAGAAGTAGGCGGCCGGCGGGTGTGGGGCCTGGACCGCCGACAACCGGGCCCCGCACCGCCAGTACATCGTGACAACCCCATAGGAGAGACCTCGTGACTGCCGTCACCGAGGCCCCCGCCAGCGTCACGGCGGAGGGCCCCACCCCGCACACCCAAAACCAGGACGACGCCCTCTCTCAGAGGTCGGCTCGCCTGTCTCCGCCGCAGGTCAACTTCCTGCTTTCTGGCATCTCTGACAGCCGCATCGGGAAGGACGGCAAGGGCTTCGCCCACGTCGAGGCGTGGGACATTCGCCGCCACCTGATCCGCGTGTTCGGCTTCGGCGGATTCGACACCGACCTGATCGAAGCACGCCTCGTCTCTCAGATCGACATCCCGGCGGGCAACAAGACCCGCTACACCGTGGTGTACCAGGTGTCCGTGAAGCTGACGGTGAAGGTCGACGGGATCGAGCTGGGGCATTGGCATGGCACCGCAATTGGGGACGCCACGAACCAGCCCGGTCTCGCTGACGCTCACGACCTGGCGCTGAAGACTGCCGACTCGCAGGCCCTGAAGCGGGCCGCGGTCAACATGGGCGACCAGTTCGGTCTGAGCCTGTACAACGGCGGCTCGGCCTCCCCGGTGGTGAACCGGTCCCTTGCCTACATGAGGCCGGAGGAGACCCCGAAGCCGGTCGCAGACCCTCCCGTGAAGCCGGAGCCCGGCCCGTTCCGGAACGTTGAGGAACCTGCCCCCACCCCTGAGGTCGCGGCTACTGCCGCGACTGGTCGGGACTACCTGCAGGAGGCTCACGCGGCGGTCGACGCTGACACGGTACGAGCCATCTACCGGGCTGCGCAGAACGACGGAGCCATCGCCGAGTACCTCGCGCAGATCGCCCAGGTCGGAAAGGCGAAGGCGGCCCCCGCCGCGGCGCCCCTCAGCATGGACACCGTTGACCAGCTGATGGCTCAGGTGCAGCGGCACTGGGACGACTCGCTGGAGCTCACGAAGGACATGGCCGAGGCCACCCGCCGCAACGTGGCGCTGGTCGAGGTCGACGGCCCGCACGGCGGGATGGTCCAGTTCGGCGCGATGGTCACCGCCCGCATCGCCGAGTTGAAGGAGCAGGCCCGCCAGGCCGAGCTGAACGCCCACACCCCGGAGAGGAGCGTCGCGTGATCGCCAACCGTCCTGGTGGTACCCGCGCCCACATCTACGCGTCGACCACCGACACATTCGACGGCGACATCGACTTCATCGCAGTCGAGCACGCCCTGAACGGCGACCCGGTGAAGCTCACGACAGACGAGAAGATCATGGCGGCCCGAATCCTCGACTCTCGGAGACTGCCTGTGCTGGAGATCGCAGGCCGAGTCGGTTCCGCTCAGGAGACAGTTGCCGCATGGAAGGTCAATGGGTGGAAGCCGGGGCCCGCTCGCTCGAAGGTGGCTGAGTGGACACCACCGACGTGCGGAGAGCCTCGCATGTACAGGCAGCACCTGCGTAACGGAGAGAAGCCGTGTGACGCATGTCGTGCCGCGAACGCAGCCGCTGACCGCAGGTACCGCCTGACGGGTAGTCGGTCTGCCACCTGAATCTGCGGCAGCCTTCACGCACCGCACCATCGGCCGGTCCCACTCGGGGCCGGCCGCAGTCTTCTCCACCCCCTGTTGGGAGGCCCGCCATGGGCACCGTCGTACTGCTGTGCCTGGTCCCGAGCGCCGCGGCCGCCACCGCTGCCGCTCTGCGGTGCCGCCCCCGGCGCCTGCCCGAGGAGTACGTCCGGCACCGCCCGCATCTGCACCCCGCGGTCATGCTCGCCGAACTCGAAGTCCGCCAGTCGTACACCGGACTCGCCGAGCTGTACGACACCCCCACCCTGTCCGGGCCGCCCGCCCGGTGACCACACCCATCCAGCAGGTTCGGCGCCCCAAGGAGGCGATGACCGTGTACCCGATAGCCGTGACCGTGTTCGCCGCCCTGGCGGTGGCCGGCGGTGTGACGTGGTGGAGGCTGCGCCGCCTGCAGCACCTGATCCGGAAGGAGCGGGCGACGCGCCGGCTGACGGAGGGCGCCCATCACCGGGACATGGAGGCATTCCGCCGCCGCCTCCGTGCCGCGGCCGCCGAGCAGGAAGCGGGGGCCCGACTCCTGGACGAGTTGGCGCTCCTCACCGCAGCCGAACGCATCGTGACCGCGGAACTGGCCCGCACCACCCATCACAACCCGCAGGAGGGGGACACACCATGACGGACCCGAAGACGGCACGGCAGGACCTGGTCGACCACCGGCACTACAAGTACCGCGGCTGCGCCCCCGACCCCGACAGCCGGGGCATGGCGTCGGCGGGCGGTATGGCCGGGGTCCCGTTGGACGTGTGGGGCCCGTACACGGAGGACGGTGCCGAGGCGCAGAAGGCCCGCATCGACCGGGAGCGCCTCGCCAAGACCATCTGTGGGCGGTGCCCTGTCCTCGCCGCATGCCGTACATACGCGAACACCACCACGGTCGATGACGACGGCATCGAGCGCCTCGTCGAGCGGGAGGGGGTGATGGGCGGGGAACTGGCCCTGGCCCGCCACCACGCGTTCATCAAACGCCGGCACGCCGCCACCATCAGCACAGACACCGCCGAACCTGTTCCGGTACGCAACATCGACGACGCCCGCACCCCCCAGAAGCTCGCTGTCCTGCGGGCCCTCGCCGTAGAGCTGTACGACGAACGCGTCGCCCGTCGGGCAGGGATGGACGTGCGGACGTGCAACTGGCACCGCAGCGCCCTGTGCAACATCCTCGGCTTGGACAGGGAGACCGCGACCCGTGACGAGCTCCTCCTCGAGGCGGTCCGCCATGGGCTGCTCCCGACGGCGACGCGCATCGTGTGGGACGGGCTGTGGCCGGTCGCCGCAGCCCCCACGACGGACGGCGCCCGCCAACGCCGCATTGCCCCCGGCATCCCCGCCGCCCTCCTTGCCCCGCTCTCGCGGACGAGGCGGGTCGCCCGGCGCCCTGGCTTGTTGCGGCGCCTGTTCCACCCGCGCGCCTTGTTCCCTGCCGCGCTACTCACCCCTTCACCCGTGCTGGAGCCTGCCGCATGACCACTCACCACACCCCAGCCCCCGCCGCCAGCACGACGGGCCCGGACGGGACCGCGGTCGCCGACCAGGCCCTCGCCGACCGGTGCCAGACATCCGGCGACTACCTCGCCGGACTCCTCGCCAAGGGCATGCGCGACGCCGTCAGCCGCCCCAGCAAGCTCCCGGAGCTGATGTTCCCCGACGCGGACCCTGCACTGGTGCGGGCGGTGTGGGAGGCGGCGTTGGCCGTGGGGTACCGGGCGGGGAAGGAGGCCGCACGGCCGACGTGGACCCCGGACGCGCTGCACCGGCTCCGGGCCGAGCTGGACGCGGCCGGGTTCGCAGCGATGGGGCGTATGGCGGGTAGGTCGGCGTCGCTGCACCCGCCCCGGCACCCCGCCGACACCGAAGTGCCCGCCCAGCCGGGCCCGGCAGTCCGGGACGGTGGCCACCCGTGACCAACACCCCGCGCCGTGGCCGTGGCCGGCCGACCGTGTTCGACGAGCCTGTCCGCACCCAGTACCTGGACCTGATTCGGCACGGGGCCCGACTCGGGGACGCCGCCACCCAGCTCGGCATCAACCGGGTCGTGCCCGCCCGGTACAGCAAGACGGACCGCGAGTTCGCGGCCGCCCTCGCCGAGGCCCGGAAGCTGGGGGCGAAAGTGCGGCGGGAGGACCTCCCGCATGACGAGTACCGGTACAACATCCTCAAGTGCCGCTGCCCGAAGTGCACAAGGGCCGCCGCGCGGGGCCGTGCGGATCGGCGGACCGCCGAAGACCCGCCGGGCGGCCAGGCCCCGGCGGACGTACACCCGATCCGGCTGGAGGGGCCGGGTGTTGGTGAGTCCCTTCCATCCTTTTTGCTGGCCAGGGCGTCTTGATCGGTACCCGACCAACCTTGCAAGATCACGTTATTAACGTCGCAAAAGTATAGGACAGAGGCGGTGCCCCGCACGGCTGTGCGATGAGCTGCCGATCTGATGACAAGTCGGATCAACGACACGATCAGCAAGGAGGAGGACAAGTGTCGGACTCAAGGAGTAGGCTCAGCCTTGCGCCAGACGACCACTCAGGTATCTGGGGCACAACAGCAAACAGAACGGCTCCGCTCCCCCGGCTGGTAACCGGGATCGACGCGGAGCCGGTGCCGGCGACAGTCCCAACAGACTTCACCGGCTGGCCAACACCCCCTAGAGAAGGTGTCGACATGCAGAAGAGTACCCGGGGATTGAACCCCGCAGACAGTAGGCCCGGCGTTTCCGGCGTGACTATCACACCGCCGATGCACGCGGGCCCTGTCACCACTACCCACCGCGTCGCGTGACCGCCCAGGGCGAGGACATCCTCGCCTACCTGGAGCGCGCTATCAGCAAGGCTGAGCAGTTCGGTCTCCTTCTCCGAACGAACGCCGACCGGAAACTCATCGCTCTGCACGGCGGCAACATGCACTCCTGCCCCGCCACAGACGACACCGGCTACCTCGACGAGTGGACCCAGTTCGGCTACGACGACGCGTGCCCCGTTATGCAGCTTCTCGCTGAGGGCTACGGCTGGACGGAGGGCGAGCGATGAGCGACAAGCTAACGGCCGGCAGTGAAGGTGCGGCCAAGGCCGACGCCATCGTTTCGAGGTACATCCTCCGGAAGTTCCGTGAGGAAACCAAGACCAACATGACCAGCCCCCTGCCGTCGTTCCGTGCCCAGGTGTCCGACAGCGCGGCGCACCTCGTCTCCTGCCCGGACCTCCACGTAGTCGACCAGGAAGCCGCAGACGGCTCCTACGGCTGCGAGACCGGCTGCGAGTACGCCCGACTGGAAGCCGACCTCGTGTGCTCGCACGGCATGCGCGAGGAGTACGAGTACGGCGACTTCGGCGAGCTGGCCGACATGCTGCGGGAGATCTGCTCCGAGCAGCTCGCTCTTGAAGAAGGAGATCAAAGGTGACGTAGCGACCATCTGAGCGGGAGGTCCTGGGCCCCTTGGCGGGGGCACTTCCTCTACCGCTGGCCGCTGGTGTTGACGCACCGTGCGCGGCCACTTCCTACGGCTCGAAGTTGACGCTTCGAGCTAAGGCCCGACTCTCAGATCCGGTTTGACGACCGGAGCCGAGCAGGTCGAGCGACTAACAGGTTCACCACGAACCCCTACGAGAACCCCACCGGGGCTTTCGCGTATGCCCACTCCGAAGAAGAGGACGGGTACATAGTGCAGCACCGCATGCCGTCTTGTCAGCTTGAGCGCGCCCAGAAGGGCGATTCGCGGCAAAAGTCCGCCCCCGAACCCGGCACCCAGTGCCCCCCGATCGCCCCCGCGTGCCAATGGCTCACCACCACGGCCGGGCGCATCGCCCTCGACGGACACTCCTGGATGACCGCCGTCCACTGGGCAGCAGACCCCAAGACCAAGCGCTACCTGCCGACCCGCACCCACGGCCCGCGCGCCATGAACGCCACCACCATCGTCATCGCGCAGGAGTGCGCCAACCTCCTGGAGTGCCGGCCCGGCATCGCCTACCTCGCGCGCAAAGCCCGCTGCTCCGAGCGGACCGTCGAATACCACCTCGACATGCTCCGCGAAGCCGGGCTCCTCGCGTACGCCAGCAAGGGCACACGCACCAGCGGCGGCCCGAACCAGGCGTCCGTGTACGAGCGGGTCATCCCCACCGCGTTCGACGAGGCCCTCGGCATCCGCACCACGCAGCGCAACGACACCGCCCCCGCATACTCCCGCGTCCCCGTCGGCATCGCCGAGACGGGCAGGAAGCTCATCGGAAAGCTCGCGAAGAAGGCCTCCCGGAAGGTCCGTCGCCGCCGCCCGCGCACCCCGGTTATGGGCCGTAACCGTTGCACCCCAATGCAGGGTGGTACCTCAGCGCCTTCATCTACCGGTACTTCCACATCTCCCTCTGAGACAAGACTCGCCAGCGGGAGCAGCACTCACCCCACCCAGAAGAAGACGAACCGCGGGCCGCAGAAGCTGAACAAGATCGGGCGCCGCTACCAGCTCGCCCGGGAGCTCATCACCAACGTGCCGTGGCTTGAGCGCGCTTCCGTACCCCGCATCTCGTGGATTGCCCGGCACTGCGCCGACGACGGCTGGACATGGCGTGAGGTTCAGGCTGCTGCCGAGGAGCACAGCCCCATCGACCCGATGGACAGTCGCCGACCGTCCGGGCTCCTCGCCTACCGCCTCAAGGGCGTCCACCAGCTGTACGCCAAGCCCGCGGCCAGGGAGCAGATGGTGTTGGCGTGGCACGAGTCGACCGCGCAGGAGCATTTCCGTCACTCCGGCTACGGCAAGGTCACCGAGCACGCCGCCCCCGACACTGTCGAAATCAGTGACGCTCAGGCAGCGTTCGGGGCCTCCATGCGCACGGGCAGCACTACCCGCCCCGCCAGCACCCGCGACGACGGCGATGAAGGGCTCATCCCGGTCGGAGACCTCGACCTGCACGCCCTCAGCGCGCACGAGATTGGCATCCACCAGGCCTGGGCCGCCGCCGACCCCACCTACGTTCGCTCGCTCCTGAACGAGATGGGCGACACCGCGACCCGGCAGCTCCTCACCAACCGCCTCGTCAACCAGGCCCTCGCCGCCCTGCGCATCACCACCACCCCGACCCTCGCCAACGCCTTCTGATCGGAGACCACCATGGTTGCCAGCATCGCCACCTACCAGTTCACCGAGACCGGTGTCCGCCTGCGCATCGACGATGAGACCGCCACCCTCGACGTGAGCGGCGACCCTGAGCACCCGAATCCGATCAGGGTCGCCGAGCTGAACATCAGCTACAGGACCACCACGACCCGCACCGGGGAATCGGTTGAGATGGCCACCGAGATTACGAACATTACCTACCTGCTGGACCACGCCGACTACCAGGTGGCCTACGTGCACCCCGACCACCTTCAGCAGTCGCAAGAATGGCCGGACTGGGTTGCCGAGCTTGTCGACCAGCACCGTCCCACCGAGGGAGTCCGGTGACCGCCGAAGCGTCCGGGCAGGACCTCGCCCGCCTCGCCCTCGCCCAGTACAAGGCCAGCACCAAGAACCAGCCCCGTCAGCCCCGTCAGTCCGCCCGGCGGCAGGTCCGGAGCGCCCGCACCGGTGACCGCCGCGAACCTTCAGGGCTCGGCAGCGTCCTCACCAAGCTCGCCGGCGACCTCGGATGGCAGCCCGGCGTCCAAGGCGGCGACATCCTCGACCGGTGGGACGAACTGTGCCCCCAGTACGTCGACCGCATCCAGCCCGTCCACTACGACCCCGAGCGCCGGGTCCTTGAACTCCGGCCCTGCTCCCCCGCCTACGCCGCCCAGCTCCGACTCCTCGGCGGGCAGCTCGCGAAGCAGATCAACGACAAGGTCGGGTCTGAGGTCGTGCGCGCCATCAAGCCCCTGCCGGTTGGTGCTGTGGCGTCCACGTCCCCGAGCCGGCCCGCGCCCACCGTGGCCCCGGACACACCGGTCGACGCCCCGCTGAAGACCCGCGACACCGCATCCCCCGGCTACCAGGCCGCGCTCGCCGCGGTCCGGCCGAAGGTGGTCACCGAAGTCGACGCCCTGGTCGCGGCCGCCATCAACCGGCAGGCCCGCACCGCAGCCCGCGAACCCGAGACCGTGTTCGCCGACGCCGCGGCCGCCCTCGACGCACTCCACGCCGGTCAGGAACTCACCCGATCCGAAGAGGTCCGGCAGGCCGCGATCCGCCGCAAGCACGCCGGAGACCAGCCCGTACGGACCGCGTTCGACGTCGCTTGAACAAGGCGCCCGCAGTCGAGCGATGACGGTCAGACGTATACCGCGGTATATGCGCTCTGGAGTGACCGCCCAGCCATCCTTACAAGCCAGCCTTGCTGACGGCCTATCGGCGTATACCGCGGTATACGCGCGACGCGCTGAACAACCAGGGTGGTGCAAATGTCCGGCTCCGGTATCTGCAATGCTGTCCCGGTCCGAGTACCGAGAACCCCTCGGGAAGCATACGGAAACGGAGCATCATGGCCTCCTCCATCCTCGTCGTATCGACCGACCCACAGGGATCAACGATCTGGTGGGCCGATCGGATCGGCGACAACCTCCCCTTCGACTTCGCGACCGCCCACGAGGACCCCGACAGCCTGGCGGAACTCAAGAACCTGGGCGCCGAGATCCACGTCATCGCGAACCAGAAGGGTGGCGTCGGTAAGACGACCACCACGGTCAACCTGGCAGCAGTGACCCACGATGTCCTCGGGCACAGCGAGCAGCGCCAGCACATCTTCATCGACACGCCAGGCAGCCTAGAGAACGAGCACATCCTGGCCGCAGCCCTCGACATCGCCGATGACGTGTTGGTCCCGCTCCCCCCGGAGCCGTTGGCCTTCGATCCGACCGCGCGAACGATCGAGAAGGTCATCGCCCCCCGCGGACTGCCGTACAAGGTCGTCGTCAACGCCTGGGACCCGCGCGACGGCAAGGCCGATCGTGACGAGACCATCGAGTACATCGACGCCATGGGCTGGCCGCGCGCCAACACCGTCATCCGCCGCTACAAGATTCACACCCGCGCAGCGGCTGAGGGCAAGGTCGTCACCCAGTACGCCGACAACGGCACCACCCTCCGGGCGCGCGAGGACTACTTCCGGCTGGCGCTGGAACTCGGGTACGGAGGCCGCCGCTGATGGCTGGCAAGCGACTCAACCTCGCCTCCCTCGCCGGCCAGACGGTGGAGAACACGCCCGGCAGTAGCAAGCCCACCCTGGTCCACGTTGCACCCGACCAGGTGGCGCCCACTCCCCTGAACCCTCGCCAGGACTTCAACCCGGCCCAACTCGTCGAACTCGGCAACAGCATGGCCACCGGGCAACTCCAGCCGTGCGTCGGTATCTCCCGGGCCCGCTACATCAAGCTGTTCCCCGAGCACGAGGAGCAGCTGCCTGACTGTCGGATCGTCATGGCCGCCGGCGAGCGCCGCTGGAAGGCCGCCCTTGAGGTCGGACTGCCCCTGCTCGACGTGCATGTCCGCGAGGACATCGCCGAGTCCAGAGTCCGCTTCCTTGCAGCCGTTCTCACAGAGAACGTGGAGCGGTCGAACTTTAACTTCATTGAGGAAGCCCGCGGTCTCAAGCTGATGCTGGACATGACCGACGGAAATCAGACCCAGGCCGCAGAGGGTCTGCAGAAGTCCAAGCAGTGGTTCAGTCAGCGCATCGGACTGCTGCGGCTCTCCGAGGAGATGCAGGCTCTTGTCGTCTCCGGGAAGCTCAAGGCATTTCGGGAAATGCGCGCCTACTCGGCTATGCCACCCGCTGAACAGTTCGCCGCATGGCAAGCCGACCGCGCGGAAGCGGAGCGCATGAAAGCCATCAGGGCTGCCCGCACCAAGGCGGCCGTCGCGGGGACAGTGCCGACCGAAAAGCCGTCCGAGGGAGGCGATGCGTATACCGCGGTATACACAGAGCCTGGTGGTGTGCAGACGTCAGCACCTCAGGAAGCGATGTCGGGGCCTACGGCCGTCGAACCGCAGCCGGCGGCAGCCCAGCCCGCGGGGGTGTCAGCGAACACTCAGAGACCAGCGGTACAAGCACCTACCCCCGACTCGGGTAGCGGGCTCACGCAGGATGCGGCCAGCCCGCAGTCACCTCTTCCCGAGCCCCGCCACGAGAAGGAGTCTGGCGAGACCTCAGACGGGCCCGCCGCCAGCGAGCCGACACCCGTCAAGATGCCATGGCATGACGGTGCCGCCGTGGCGCGGCTGGCATTCCTGAAGATGCCAAAGGAGCAACTGCCGCTGATGCTGGCAAAGCTCCAACAGATGCTGGACCAGGCCGAGCGCACAGACTCAACGAAGGTCTGACGGGAAGACTGCGGCCCCGCCTCTCGCCTGACGGTGGGGGAGCGGGGCCGCTTTCGTGTGCGCGGTCGGGATTCGGTCGGGTTTCTGCACCTTGCCGGGGTTTTTCGGTCACACGAACGAATGACATCCCGCCCCGCCCCTTCCCCGTACGGTCCGCGCGGACTTGGTTGGGAGTGCCGTCACCCTGCCGGGGGTGAACGGCCGCAGGGGTAGAGGTCTCCCGCACGGGATCGCAGCACCTCTGCCCCTGCCCACCACACCCACCACGCACTTCGCCCGAACCTCTCCCACCACCCCACCCTCCACGGCTACAATCACCGTTATCTGGCGGGCATGCCCCGTGAGGTCTCGGGCCCCCAACGGGTCGTGGGTGTTGTCGGCAAAACTCCGCCCCCAAACCGTCGGGGGCTTCCTCATGCCCCGGCCCAGGCCCGCCCGCGGGTGGCCGGGACCCTACCCCCTGCCGGGTCACAAGGGCATCAAAACTGAGCCACCGCTTACCGACGTGACCGAAACGGTGGGACAGTGACAGTCCCCCGGTGGGCAACCGGCAGCCGAACCGGGGGAGGCGTGAGGACTCGCAGCGTCACGTCGCCCTTCCCGATGCCGGAGGAGCGGAGACGCCCCATGCCCTCATCAGCAGAGCCCACACACCCCGGGGAGCCCGCCGGGCCACCAGGCCAGGTCCTCAGCTTCGACCGCCGCGCCCGCCGGCACCGACCGGCGGCACAGCCGCGACGCCTTCATACCGAGCCGGCCCCGGACCAGACCCCGGAACAGCTGCTGGCCGAAACGATGGAGGCCCTGTTCCTCAAGCACGGGCACACCCTGTCCGACGACTCCACCGCGGACATCTACCGCACCACGCTGCAGGCGCTGCAGATGATGCTCGACGGGTCGCTGGCGACAGGGAAGGTGGGGGAGGAGGAACACCGGCACCTGTCCGGGATGGTCGCGGGGATGCGCGGCTCACCTGACGTCCTGTGAATATGCCGGACGGCAATGCGGGTTGATCTGTGACGAATCGACAACAGTCCCATACGTACCGTTGATCACTTACAACTTTCTGTTCAATACGGGACCATCCCGTGCCACACTGGGGCGTCCGGAACTACCCGGAGTCACAAGCTCCGGCCACCGGCGCGCGCCCCGGCCCCACACCGCTCCGTACCGCGCCCCCTGGCCGGCCACCGGAACGGGGACAACATGCTGGGAGACGACACCACCGCACAACGACTCCGCCTCCTCCAGGCCGAGTTCACCCAGCACGTACGGACCGGACCCGGTGACGGACGGTCGGCGACCAAGACCGAGGCCCCCGCACCCATCGACCTCGGAGTCGTCGACCGCATCCGCGCCGCCGTGTACGAGGTCGAAGCCCACACCCGTGCCAGCGACTGGACGGCCGGCGCAGGTCCCGTTCCCACCGACCCGGCCGACGTCTACGACTGGGCCCGCCAGCACACCGCTCACCTCGACCCCGAACGGCAGCAGGCCCGCGAGGCGATCATCTACCGGCAAGGGCTTGAGCACGCCCTCGCCATGGGCGACACCACCGTCATCCGCAAGCACCCCTGCCCCGAGTGCCGGTGCTGGGGCCTGTACTGGCGGGCTGCGGCCCGGCGCGCGGTGTGCGTGAATCACTACTGCACCGACGGCGACGGTCTCGCGAACACGTGGTCGCTGGCCCGGCTCGCCCGCGAACACGTCGCCGGAAAAGAATCATCAGCCCGGCGTGCAACCTGACCGACTCATCACCGGTCTACTCACCAACAGCACGACCTCATCACAACACCCTCAACCGGATTCACTGAATCCGGCCCCTGTATCGGCCGCCGAAGCTGCGAACGACGGCCAAGCCGACGCCGGGAGTGCACCCGTGGCCATGCAAACGATCAGCCCGTACCCCGTCGCGAGTGACATGACGGAGCTGAAGGAGATCAGGGACCAGCTGAAGGACACCGGGTATCCGGCATCGCTCGACGACATCAAGGTGTGGATCAGGGATCAGGACCTGTACACCGAGCGGTACCGGGGCAGAACCTACGTCTCCTTCAGCGACATTCTGATGGCCCACCAGGAGGCTGTGACCGGTCGGTACTGACCGGCCGGCGCGCATCAACGAGCAGGCCCTCACCTTCGGGTGGGGGCCTTTCTCATGCCCACCCATCATTCCTATTGCACGTGCACTACGAATATGGGTACTCTGGCATAGCCGACAACGGGACGCACACCGCAACCCGGAGTACCCACACCAGGAGTCCGCCATGGGCCACGCCGTGATGACGCACACCCAAAACCAGCCCACCGTCATCCACCTCAACCGGCTCCCCCGCACCACCCAGGACGCCTACGAGTACCTCATGGACAAGGCCGACCAGGCAGCCGACCGCCTCGACCTCCACGCCTACGCCGAACGCCACAACGAGGCCATACAGCTCCTCGGCATCTGCCCCCCGGACGGCGGTGAACTCGCCCGCTGCACCTGCACCAACTGCTACTGCGAAGCCGTCTTCGACGCAGCCAAGGCCCGCACCCACATGAACGGCACGGTCGAGTTCGTCCAGTGCGAGACCTGCGCCGACGAACACCGCCTCACCGGCGACGAGTAACCACAGCTCCCCGGCCCCGAGTCGAGCACCACACCTGATGGGTGCGCAGTAGCTCCCGGGGCCGGGTGCACAGCCCCTCCCTCACCACCACACCGACCATCCGGGAGACCGCCATGCCCAGCACCGCCGGAGCCCTCCGCCGCACCGCACACCTCATCAACCACCACGACCTCCACGCCGACCACCAGTTCATCGACCAGGCCACCAACGCCATCGACCTGGCGGCCGCCATCTTCATCGCCGCCGAGGGCCACATCCCGGCCGAGTTCTACACCGACGAGAACACCTCGCTCGCCATCATCGGCGCCAGCGCCCCGGCCATGGCCGCGATCCGCACCCTCTCCGACTCCCTCATCACACCGGCCCCGTACACGGAGATCGCCCCCGGCCACGAGATCCCCGACTACATCGAGCACGTCAGCAGTTGGGCCACCACGAAGCACATGTTCGCTGACCGGCCCCCGACCCTGTCCGAGGTCATCGGCGCGCTCCACCGCGCTGCCGAGGCCGCCGATCAGCTGGCAGCACTCCCCGCCCAGCGCACCGCCGCCTGACCAGCCGGCCCCCAACGCCCAGAACGGAGCACGCCATGAGCATCCTCACCATCGCCCTCGACACCCTCGACAACCCCCACAACCCCGACCACGCCCACGGCCGCGCCACCGCCTACGACGCCATCCACGACGGCACCCCCCTCAACCACCTCGACGACCGCCTCGCCTGGATGGAAGACCCCACCGTCTCCGGCACCACGTACACCGCCGCGTACCTGTCCGGGTACCGCGCCCAGATCGCCGACTGGCGGGCCTACGACTACGCCCAGCGCATCGCCGTCACCCACAACGCCTGGGAGGGCACCCGGTGAACGCACGCGAGACGCTCGCAGCCATGGTCTGCACCGACCAGGGCGGCACGACGGTCTGGTCCCCGAGTGAGGTGCGCGCCGCGTTCCACGCCCACCAGGCCGAGGTGCTGCATGAAGCAGCCCGCCTGATGGAGACCGCCGGTTACGACGACGACGCCATCAACTGGCTCGACACGTACGCGGACTACGACCCGGCTGGCGAGGCCGCCGCCCCGTGACATGGCCCGCCTTCATCGCGCTCGTGCTGGGAGTCGTAGCCATCGCCATGATCTGCGCCTCCCAGCACGGCATCGGCACCACAGACCCGCACGACCCTCCGGACGGAGACCAACCGTGAGCAGGAAGACCACCACAAGACGCCCCACCCGCACCACAACCACCCCCACGCTCACCGCACGCGAAGCCCTCCCCGTCCGACCCCACCCCGGCCCCGAGTTCATCACCAAACACCAGATGGCCGCCGCCTACGCCGCACGCCTCGCTGGCCTCCCCCTCATACCCATAACCGCCTGGACCCCCCAGCCCGACGGCACAGTCCGCGCCACGTTCCCCAGCGGCGCCACCCTCACCCACACCACCACCGGGTTCGACGCCTACACCCCCTGCACCCAAGGCGCCACCCACCACAACCACATCACCACCGGCCAAGACCTCCGCGACGCAGCTGCAGCCGCCGCCCACTGCACCAACCTCCACGGCCGGCCCCGCACCCTCACCCTCCACCAAGCCGCCACCACCACCGCCGACACCCAAGCCCTCGACGGCAACACCATCACCGCTGGCCTCGCCCAGCGCGCCGCCGACACCGAGCAGCCGAAGGAGCACCCCCAGACATGACCACCCCCGACCAGGGCAAGCAGCTTGCCGACACCGTCCTTGCCCGCGCCATCCCCGACTGGGAGGCCGTGTACGAACCGGGCAACGTCTCCGACTACCTCATCGGCTACGCCAACACGGAAGCCGCCGCGAAGGGTGCAGCCGTCGCCTGGGTGCTGTCCCAGTCCGACAAGGACCCGGCCCGCCTGGAGTGGGTTGAGCAGGGCGGCAACACCCGCGACCACGACCACTGGGACGACCTGATCGAGCGGCACGACGACGGCATCGACACCGGGGTCGGAGTCACCGTTCGACGACGCCTCCGCCCCTTCACGGCCGCCGACTTCTTCTCCGCCATTGAGGAGCCGACGCTGTGACGACCCCCGACCAGACGTACATCGTCATCCTCGGCGCCGCCCTCGCCCAAGCCAACGCCAACGCCCTCATCCTCGCCGAGAACGGGCCCAACCAGCTCGGCCGCCCCTACCCCGGGCACCCCGGATACCGCATCTGGGACGGCAACGTCATCAGCGTCGGGCGTCACGCCGAGGACGCCTTCGCCCTGGAGGTCAACGCGATCCTCCCCACCCCCTTCACCGTCGCCCTCGTCGACCACCGGCACGCCCGCATCAACGACGGCACCTGGACCATCTGCCCCGCCAACGCCGACAACGCCGTCCCCATCACCGTCGCCCGCGCCAAGGCCAACGACACAGACCCGAGCGCCTGATGGCCACCCGATACGTCACCGGCTACCAAGCCCTCTGCGACCTCTGCGACGAGTACAGCGAAGAAGGCGCCGGCTGGGGCGACACCCCCGACGAAGCCACCATCAACCTCCTCGAATCCGACTCCTGGACCCAGGTCGGCGACCGCATCATCTGCGACCGCCTCGACCCTGCCCACACCGCAGCCCGCGGCGGCCCCAGCCCCC